AAAAAAAATATCTGGTAAATAATAATAATGGTCTCATCCTTTAACTTCTCTGATGTTGGATATCCGGAGCGTGCTGATTGTCTCAGTGCTTACAAGATGAAAAAATATGTTGATGAAAGTTCGAAACCTGAAGCCATGGATTATGTGAATCCGAATCATTCTTCAAACAAGTGTAAACTCAAGGGTGGACATCTTTCATTCGATGTTCTCACTCAGAATTCTGACGTCCAAAAACACAAGGAAGCCTGGTGTCAGTACCAACCTTTGAAATGTGTTACCGATGGCGTCAGTCAACTAGTACAGGGAGAAGAGCAACAGGAACAAATAGTTGAACAACAACAACAACCAGTGCAGCAAACAAACAATAATAACACCGGTGTTGCATTTTTATCATCGTCTTCATCCTCGGTGTTGTGCATGTTCATGTTGTTCATGATGATGATGAGTCGTCGATAGTTTATACAATGTTATTCACAAGATAGTTGATTAGATTTTCTGTCGTGTCTCCTAAATCCCCCTCAGCGACACCTACGTGTAGTAGTGGAACCATACTCGACGCGACGTGAGCCGGTTTTCCAAAACATCCCTTCTCAACCAGAGCCCACAATAGTTTGAAGTTTTTCAAATCACCTTTTGTGTATAAATTCACAAGAAGTTTTGTACACAAAGGATCTACCTCATTTTTCACACAACGACGGCGTTTGTTTTGCATCTCCGGTACTACACACGTAGGGTCTTCTATACTTTGTTGCCCGGTGCTTCTCCCAAAAACAATCACAGTGATACCACGCGTTTATGTATGGTGGTAGTGAAATCTTTTTTCCTAGGTCTTTCGTCTTACGTGGCAGGGAGATCCGACGTTCACCCTTGTTGATCGATTCGTGACAGCGGACACACTTAGCGCTTTTCACGGAACGAGAGTCTTCCACGTGAGTGTAACGTGCTTCACCGGGTTTCGATTTCTCCCAGATCACCTGCGAGTTGCGACGGATCACCGTGAGGCTCATTGTGACGGGCACACATTGGGCACCCCGGTAACCATCCACAAAAAATACAGAAATTTTTGTATTTATATCAAATCTTTTCAATGTAACAAAACGTATCTTTACTTTTTATCAAAGTACGAACCCAGTCTCCATCAACAATCTCGTCCTCACACAATTTTTGTTTCAACATCTCCAACTCCACCCGGTGAATGTCCAACAAAGCCTTCACGTCGGCATAACATTCCTGAACGATCCGGTTGACCTCACGGTCCACCTGACGGGCACTCAAAACACTCATGTCTTGGTAGTCAACACCAAAGTATTTATCCGTGAATGACCACCCGGTGACCATCTCACGAACCAAAAGGTTGACCTGCTTCAAATCCTGACTCGCACCGGTGGTGATCCCACCTGAACCGTATATGATCTCCTCAGCAGCGCGACCACCGAGGAGTACACGCACCTGGTTGATGTAGTACGTCTTCGTGTTCAACAATCCCTCCTCCCTCGGTGAAAAGAAAGTCACACCACCGGCATCACCACGGGGAATTATGGAAACTTTCCGGAGTTCGTCGTAATCATCTTCGTACAAAATACCAACAATGGCGTGACCGGATTCGTGGTAAGCCACCAAGTCCTTCTTCTCCTGACTGAAAATTGTGTCCCCCTTCGCACCGATGATCGCGCGCTGGTACACCTCCTCCAGAATCTCCGTGTCGATGATGCCGTTCTTCCCGTCTCGGACGGAACGGATGGCGCTCTCGTTCATCAAATTTGCCAGGTCAGCACCGGAGAAACCAGTAGTACAAGTAGCCCACGCGGATAAGTCCACATCCGGTGACAACTTCTTGTCCCTCGAGTGCACCTCCAGGATTCTCTCGCGACCGTCCTTCCCGGGCAGGGACACCTGAATCTTACGGTCAAATCTTCCGGGACGGAGGAGGGCGTCGTCGAGGGTGTCCGGTCGGTTCGTGGCAGCCAACACGATGACACCGGTGTCCGAGGCGAAACCGTCCATCTCCACCAAAAGTTGGTTGATGGTCTGCTCCCTCTCGTCGTTCGAGGCAAAAGCGCCGTTCCCACGCTTCTTACCAATCGCATCAATCTCATCGATGAAAATGATGCTCGGTTGGTTCTGCTTGGCAATCTCGAACAAATCACGAATTCTTTTCGCCCCGACGCCCACAAACATCTCCACAAAGTTGGAACCGGAACACTCAATGAAAGGACAGTCCGCCTCACCGGCGATGGCTTTAGCCAGGAGGGTCTTCCCACACCCCGGTGGACCCGTGAGGAGGGCACCGCGTGGCACGCGCGCACCAGAGTCCGCGTACGTTTCCGGGTGGCGGAGGAAATCCACAATCTCCTCCAACTCACCCTTCGCAGAATCGATTCCCTCGACATCCGTGAAACGTGTTTCGACTTCCTGAGCCACGGTGAAGTTGTTCGGCATCATAGGTCCAGACATTTGGGCACCAACCAAAGTCCGGAAAATGAAAGAACCCAAGAGGACGATCCAAAAGATGGACATGAAATCCAACCCGGCTTCTTCCACTGGAATAAAGTTCACCGTGGCGTCAGTCTGATCCGTCATGATTTTCCAAAATTCTTGGTTTTGAACAATCTGACTCACGCCGTAGTTACCATCTTTGTCCGTGAAAACAGCCACACCGGTGCTGGTCGAGGGAAGATACACCTCCTTGATTTCCTTCTTCTGGACACCACGGACCAAGTCAGAGTAAGACACGGTACCGAGGTCTTTATTTTTACTTGTCAAAGGGGGAGCCTTCAACGAAAATTTATCGAAAATTGTATTCATCTTACAAAAAGGGGGGAAATTAATTAAGCCCGTTCACCACGGATTCGACGCGCTAACTGCATGTCTTTGGGCATGATGGTCACGCGCCGGGCGTGGATCGCACACAGGTTCGTGTCCTCGAAGAGCGACGTGAGGTACGCCTCCGCCGCCTCTTGCAGGGCGAGGACCGCCGTAGACTGGAAACGTAAGTCGTTCTTATAGTTGGTGGCGATCTCACGGACGAGACGCTGGAAGGGCATCTTACGTAGAAGGAGTTCCGTCGACTTTTGGTACTTGCGGATCTCACGGAGGGCAATCGTGCCCGGACGGTAGCGGTGGGGCTTCTTGACGCCACCCGCGGCGGTGGGGTGCGCCTTGCGGGCAGCCTTCGTCGCGAGCTGCTTCCGGGGTGCCTTGCCCCCGGTCGACTTTCGTGCGGTCTGTTTCGTGCGCGCCATTGTGTGGCGTCGCGGTTAGGTTATTTTTTGGTGTTCACTTGAAATTTTTGTATTTTTCCTCACAACACGACACGCAAAACATGAAAGAAAAGTGTTGCTTTCCAGACTGCAACAAACCACTCACGAAAGACGACGCTCACGACGCACGACCGTGTCACACGGGAAGGTGCTGCACGCAGTGTAACAGGCGCGTCACGCAGGCTCGACTCCGGTTGAGCGCGCAACGATCGATGGATCTCGTTTCGAACTTGTGCGATGAATAGAAATCTTGTTGTGATACATAATCAGCGCGCTAAAAAAGTATCAATTACATAAATCGCGTCCGGATCCCGGGTCAACTCCGACCCGCGCTCGATCACGCGCAGCAACTCAACCTCACGTATCTTTTCGTACACCTCCTTGAACACCGGACAAATGTTCGAAAGGTGCCACGCTAACATCTTCAAAGGGTAGTTAAAAGCCCGGTTCTCTGTGCCCTCCCTCGTGGTCGTCCGGGTGCGCATCTCAAATTTCTGTATTTTTTCGTCAGTGAAAAAAAAAGATTCACTCGGCACCCTCCCTTCACAATGCGACACTATGAAAACACCCCCCTTCGTGCTTCGGGCGACGCCCACGGAACAGGAAGCGTGGAAACTCCTCGACGACGGTGAAAGTGACAAGGTGCTCACCGATGACAAGTACAAGACCCCGCTCGTTCTCGATATGGCGGTCTACTTGCGCGACGCGACAGTTTTACGTAAGATGATCGACAAGGGGTTTGATTTCACAGTAGAGTCCGGTTTGACGGCTGTCATAAATAACGACGAGAAGTGTCTCGAGGTTCTCGTGAAAGAAAATGGACTGATTCACGAAGATCTACCGGAGTATGCAGCCAGGTGTGGGCACCTAAAAATTCTCAAGTATTTAGTCAAACATGGGTGTGTGCTCCCGGATCTATTGAAGCACGAAAAAAACTATCCGGAAAAGATTCGAAATTTTTTACACAAGGACATAGATAAATTACACACGCTAGCGGAAATGATTTTCGAAAGGAAAGAAAAGTTCAAAGACAAAGATTACATTCTCATGTGCAACGTTCTCAAGAAAGGTTTTAAGAATCCTTTCATGAGAAGATTTATTTTGAGAAATTTTAAAAAACTTTTATGTAATGCTTACAATAGATGAGTCTCAGTCTCGAAGACCAACCAAAAAAGGTTCAGTACCTGACTGTCGACAGTAACTTTGTGAACGGCACCAACAACACGTTCTCCCTCGACTTTACACTGGAGTCCAACACACACATCCAAGGTCTGTCAAAGGTGTGCGGGGTCAAAGTCGTGGAATTTTACGTCACACAGATCGGTGCGAATGATTCCAACCTCAACACGAACGTAGCCAAGTTCATAGATGTCGTGTGCCCGGAAATACCAACCTCGGGTCAGATCTTAGATGAGAGAAATTCTAAAATTCTTACCAGGGTGCCACTCGAGAGACACTTTTCCGGTGGAACCAATAATATTCTCATCAGGGACAAACAATGGAAACCGTTTCAAAGAAAAATTAATTTTTTCAATCCCATATCCATCAAGAAACTAAACTTTCAACTTTATGAATACCAAGACGATGGTGACTATCTCTTACTCAACCCACTATGTAAGTGGCACATGATACTGGAGATACACACCATTGACGTGAAACAAAAACCAAAAGACAAGGAGGCACAAATCCTCGTCGCGCTCGAAAAACTTCTCAACAAGATTGATGTCCTCAATGAAAATGTGAGAAAGTTACCGGAGAAACCACCGGAGACCGAGAGGAAAAAATACCCCTTCAGTTACCTAGTGTACTTCATCGGAACAATTATCATGTCATACATTCTCTACGTGAACAAATTCTTTGGTGGAACGCCCCAACCCATGATGTGATCAAGCGTTTATATTACGACCGAGACTCAAAGCCGCTATGATAAGAATACATGTGCACGAGACAGAAGAGGACAAAAAAGCAGTGCCACCGGCACCGTATGTCAAAATTTTCTTTTCTTCGTAATCTTCCGGTACCTCCACCGGACCTTGTGATGTTTCACCATCCTGTTGACCACCATCTTGTTGGATGGAACAGTCCATCTCGATGCCACTACCAACCAAGTTTCCACCAACATTTACTTCTTGGATACAAAAGTCAAGATTTAAAGCACAATCTGGTCGCTGGTCCGGTATAAACGTGTCAGAAGAATTAGCACAGACCTTCCCGAGACAATGTTTACGAGCATCCAATGCATGCCTCGCGAGTGTCCCAGATTTGCTGTCCGGTAAATCTTTCACAATCAAATCGTGTTCAACTTGTGTAGTGGAACATCCGGCTGCAGACGGGTCCGTCTCGCAAACACCCACAATGTTGTTGTAGCACCTGCACCAGTTGTCTTTCTTATTGTCGGCGCAAAATTCACCTGCAAGTTGTTCATACATGCTAGTACCAATCGTAGTGGCGTCACACGTCCTGTCAGACTTGATCCTACCATTTGCAACGCAGAAGGGCCCGACGACCTCCGGTTTTCGATCTCTACATTTGGTACCTACGGCAACGTAGTTTGCATTTTCCGGATCGTCGCACTTTGCAATTTCCGCCTGGTAAGCTTCATTTAGTGCAGCCGCAACTTTCGCTGCTACGGATGACATATACTATATTTCAATAAATTTTATTCGTCATTTTGGGATGCACGAAGATCTAGATCACTTGATCGTCACCGGTGACGTCACCGGGCTACTCACGCTCCGGCGCACGAGGGGGTGGGCGGGCGTGTACGAACGTACCCTCTTCCACCGTCACTGGCGACTCCTGTATTGGCTGTATGAACAAGGCTGCGCGGAGCCGGACGATCCGTACCTGGTGATCTCCGTGATCGAGCAACTCGAGGACGTCTTTGACCAGGATCTCGCCATGTGCCTCAAGGTGATCACGGAACACAAACAGAGAAGACCTAGGTCACAGAAGAGACCGGTGCACTGGAAGGCGAGGTACGCGCGATGCCTGGAAGACGACACCCACCCACGGGGGATCTTCGTGTCAAAATAATGTACAAGTATAACAGGATGTCAACACCCCTGCCCGTTGTAAACTACGCGCGCTTGTCAAGAATAGAGGCACCGGAGACACCAAAGTTTCAGATGAATTTAAATAACATATGTATAATCGTTATATGCTTATCAGCTCTTGGTCTTTACAAACGCTACAAAGATATCAGTCATAAGCGTGAACAATTGAATGCTTTAACGCTTTAGCCGGTTCGAGGTAGATGTCACGCTTCATGAGTCTGTCCAACTTTTTGTCCGGGATGGTGGTCTTCGTCTTGTAGACGTTCCGGATCATCTTCATGAATTTCTCACACGTCTTCATCTCGTCCTTCATCTCCTCGTACTTGCCCCACATGCCACTGCTAAGCTGGTGGATCAAGAGGTAGGCATTCTTAGCGATCCGTCTCTCCCGTCCACCGAGGAGCATGAACGTCGCCGCGCTGCAGCACGCACCTTGGGCGATGGTGACCACCCGGACGCGACTTTTTTCCAGAAGGTTCATCAGACTGAAACCACAGAAGAGATCTCCGCCCTCGGAACAGATGTTCACTCGAACTTCCGGTTCGTAGTTCAGGATCTCAGCGGAAATTTTCAACAATTGCTGCTCAACCCTCTTAAATTTTTCCACGAATTCAAGAGTGTTCTCGTTGTTGATCTCACCGTAGTAGAACATCTCATTGCCGATGACCTTGACGACCTCGACCTCTTCTTCTTCAGATTCGTGATTTCCGTTAAGTACCAGCATCCTTCAGTTTCTTCTTAACATAAGATACGTCCCTTGGCTTTAATTTAGACATCAAACACAAATGGTTCATCACGTCGAAAGATTGGGGGGAAATTTTGTAGGAGAGGAGGGGGTCTATGTTTTTAAGGGAAGCGTACTTTTGGAGAAGACAAAGTTCATCGTTTGAGAGGCGCACCTGGACCCCGGAAAAATTCGAGATGTCTTTGATCTTCTGCGCGCGCATACGCATGTTTCCGTGCTTCGTCCAACTGCTACCGGGTTTTATTTTTTCCTTCTTCAAGGGCATGCCCATGTAGTGTTTGGGAATACGCAAAGCCGCGTTCACAAAGTAAGGCATCAACTCCCACGTGCCCTCGTGGTACATCACGGTGTCGAACAAGTCCGACTCGCTGAAACTTTTCGCCAACTTGACCATGTTCACCCCGGGTGAATACAGGTAGTTGTTGGAAAACACGTCCCACATGTGTCCGTGCTCGTAGACGTAGTCGAGATTGTATTGACTCTCGACGTTGGAAAGTAAATCGTGAATAATTTCTTTGGGTGACAAAAACAAATCGTGAATGTCGAACCCGTCGTTGTATGTCAGAAAGTTCCGGATGTTCCCTTTGCTTCGCAACGCCGCGTCCATGCTGAACTTTGTTGGGGTCAAGAGCGCCAACCGGTCCGGGGGATGCGGGGGGATGATGATGTTTGAAAAGTTTGGGAGCATGAACATCTTGTTCGAAGTCACCACCAGGGACCCTTTGCGGGTGAGGCGCTCCCCACCGGACACCCTCTCCACCAAGGTTTTAAACTCACTGTCGTAATCGTCCAACACCAAATGTTTGTCACTGTTCCGGATCAAATCTAAAAAATTATTCTTCGACTTCACGTGCTCCGGTAACAGCTCGACGCATCCCCCGTCACACATGAGTTGATTGACCACGTAGGTCTTCCCGACCCCGGTAGCACCCGTGATGAACACATTCTTCCCTTCGGACAGGAGCGACTTCAGACGCTCGATGATCTGGGTGTGAAGGTTCACGTCGTCCACCGATTCTTTTTTTTCCTCGACGATTTTAATGAAAGCCTCCATCGATCTTACTAATCAGGCGATAGATATGATGCTGAAAAATGACGCACTCAACGAGAGAGTAATTACACCATTAAAGAAAAAATTATTTCCCTTTGTTGCGTGCGTGGGACTTTTTAATATGATATTGCTTGTACTCCTTATTTACATCGCGTCAAATCTTCCGGGGAGTTTACAAAATAATGTCACCCTAACGTAAGTGGAAAATGTCTTCAGTTGTATCGATCGGTGAAAAAGTTCCAACCGAGGTTAAGAATTGGCATGCCCAGGAAGAAATCATTCTCAAGCACTTCGCAGAGCAAGCAGCGTGCTACCGGTACATTCACTTTCAAAGTTTTTTAGAATACAAGAAATACAATCAAAGAGCGACCCTTCCGGTGATCATCCTCAGCACCGTGACCGGTACGGCGTCCTTCGCCATGGAAAGTTTTCCGGAAGAACTCCGCCCGGTGGCGTCCCAATCCATCGGTGCGATGAACTTGATCGCCGGTCTCATCGCCACGATCTCCACCTTTCTCAAGTTGGCTGAGAACACCCAAGCCCACAAGCAGGCGGCGTACAATTTTGGTAAGTTCAGCAGAAAGATCCGTCTCCAACTGAGTTTACCCCTCAAGGACAGGGAGAAGGACGGTGCGGTCATGATCGACGAGTGTCGCGCAGAATACGACAGGCTCCTCGAAGAGGCGCCGGACATTACCAGGAAACAGTTGGAAGCCTTCGAGTACACCTTCCCGGGCAACGAACTTTACAAACCAGAGATCCTCCAACTTCACCCGGTGAAGAGGTACGGTGGCATCAGGGAGTTCAAGATCATGAACGCCCTCAAGTACATCGTCGGTGATTCACCCGAGAAAAAGAGACTCAAGAGGGAACTCGAACAAATCAGAAAGGCTGGGGAAGGATACACCACCGCCTACAAACAAACCACCATGCTCAAGAGAAACATCTTCAAGAAGCAGACCAAAGAAATCTACCCGGTGACGCCCGTCGCCTCCGACGACGAGGAAGATGACGATTTGGACTCCGTCGTGATTGAAAATCCCGTCGAAGAAGAATTCGAGGAAGAGGAAGAAGTCGTCGAGGGAGAAGAACAAAAATAATTTCTGAAAGAAATGTAGTATGGACAACGTGATCTTTTGGCTCCACGCCCTGTTGTTCTTCCTCCTGCTGGCGATGCCGTTCATCAACGATCAGTACTACCTAGAGTTCTACAGCATCCTCGTGCCGTTCATCTTCTTCCACTGGAGCGTGAACGACGACACGTGTGCCCTCACCCTCTTGGAACAAAAAGTCACCGGAAAACACAAAGACGAAACCTTCTTCGGAAGACTCATGGGGGGAATCTACAAGATGGAAGACAACGACGCGAACAACTTGTTCAAATCCATCATGTTCTTCCTGTGGATGTTCGTCCAGTACCGGCTGGACAGGTTTGAACTGCTCTTCAAAGACTTGAACACGCTCACACGTGTGGTCATGTAGACTGAGGACACATCGGACACCGGTGAAGCCGTGGGAAACACAGGGAGGCGCACACAAAGTGTTCACACTTTCTAAACTTGACACACCTTCTCTCCGTGGAACACACCGGGCACACCAAGTCCTCCCTAAATTCCAAGACTTGATTTTCAAATCTCCAAAAACATTTCGAACACACTTTTAATCTCGGGTCCTTCGTCTTGTGACACACGTCAAAGTTTGGACACTTTGTTCCTTTTTTACATGTCTTGTTCATCATGTAAAAAGGGATCTCTCTAAAACTTTAATTCTTGCATGAGTTGTTTGCCAATGTTGTACGTTGAAGAAGAACTGCAACAGCAGAGGATGAGGGTCAGGAACATCATAGGCGGAGTCTTCACCGGTGACCCCATCAAACTTCTCGCCATGAAGGTGACACAGAGACAAGAAACGATCTGACTCGCGAGACCAGTCAGCGCCATTGTGGTATGTACAATAAACCTAGAAAAAATTGTCGGTCCGGTACATCTTCACGTCGTACTCACCCGCCTTTCCTAAGACCGTGACCTTCTCCTGACCGTACAACTCCTGGCACCCAATGTCTTCCATGCAGTCCCGCCCGTCGTGTCCTACTGGAACCGGATACAGTTGTTCCCCGTCCGTGACCGTGTAGTAGTGGTACCGGTCGCGTCTGCCGTTCACCTCCTTGCCGTAGAGGGGCATGGTCTCACCGGCGTCGCCCAAGAGGACACCCATCTGCTGCATGTGTCCTGGCTTGTATTTCTTGATCGGGGGTCCGCGGAACTCGGGTTCCCGGCGGGCGTCGTGAACTTCTACCGGGTACGCCACCGGAACCTCCACTTGTTCGACCTCGACTTCGACCCGGGGATTTTTCAGTAACCACACCACGGCGATGAGGAGGACGGCAACACCCATCGATAACAACTGAATCTTTTGTTTGTTCTTCATACAATTACACACGAAAATTTCTGTATTTTTTATGATTCATCAAAGTTTATTTTGTATTTTATTAATATCAGAATTATTCATCAAACCTTGGTTCTTATAATTGTTCATTAGACGAACCCTGATAGTAGAGGGGCTATTTTTAAGTTTATTGAAAATTTTATTTATGATATATGGCTTCATATTACGAATTATAACATTCACATCATTTCGTGAAACATTGGAAGGAAGATTAGTTTTTATTTTATTCACAGTATTTTGTAAATTATTCAATGTTGAATTTTGTAAACGAGCACGGATGTTACGCAAATAAACATTCTTATTAACAATGTTACTGCTTGTCAATTTACGAACATTAAAAATGTTAAATTTGCCACCATGAAGACGACCAATATTTCTACCCCTCATATATTTGATTATAAAATTCTTATTGTATAATCTTCTCAATTCAAAATCATTATTTTTATTTTTCAAATTTGAGGGGATGTTTATATAAACTCTTTTCTCATTATTAATATTAGAAATCTTATTTGTGGTTGAACCCACTTGATTGAACAGTTCTGTATTTTTAGTTACTCTCCTTACAGAAAAATATCTATAAAATTCTAAACCACTCCTAAATATTATAGGATAATCACCATGTATTTCTGTATTTCGCAATTTTTTTATACTCTTAGGTAAGGAGGTAATTGGAGTACCGTACAACAACAATTTCTTGAGTTGTGTCAAGTTGCCAAAACTTGGGGGAAGGGAGGTCAATTTGGGGTTTAGTCCCAAATTAAAGTATTCAAGGTTTGTAAGTTTTCCAATACTTGGGGGAAGGGAGGTCAATTTGTTATTAAACAAAGTAAGTTTCTCAAGTTTTGTAAGTTTTCCAATACTCTCTGGAAGGGAGGTCAATCTGCCATCTTTCAAATTAAGTTCTTCAAGGTTTGTAAGTTTTCCAATACTCTCAGGTAAGGAGGACAGCATAGCAACTTTCAAAAATTTAAGTTTTGTAAGTTTCACAATTTCCGGTGGAAAGACACGAGTCGCCAAGACAAGTTCCGTTGTTGTATTAATGTTGTAGCGTTCACCCTTTATCATTACACTATTTCTGTTATTGTTGGGCATGTCTAATCTAATATCTAATAATAACAAGGATTTATTTTTTATTTTTTGGGGGAATGTACGACTTGTGCGCAGACCCAAACTTTCGTGAAGTTTCCTGATGTTTTCATCATTTCTGTATTTTTTGACGTCACTCCGCGACGCACGATGACAGTACCGGAGACTTGGAGCGCTTACGTGGTCCGGGCGATAGACAGGCACGACCTAGACGCGCTAGACCCCCTCATACACAGCGAGATCGCAGACCGGCGCCGGATCGAAAGGCTTCCTAGACTTTACTACGAAGCCTTTCGTGAAAGATCTGCGACCCCGGAACTTTTCAGCCAGATCTACGAAGCCGTGAAAGAAAATCCGGTGGCGCGCGAGAGACTGTCTTATTACGTTTCGGGATGCGGTTCACACTCTCTGTGGCAAAGAACACTGAAAGAACACTACTTCGAACTCGCTCAAGTCATGTTTGACACCTTCAGTGAAGAGATCGGCGAAGACTTTGACGTAAGAGAGGGGTTGAACGAAATAGTGTTCGCTGCGGCGGAGACCGGTGGCGAAGTCAACTTGGAAGCCCTCGAATTTTTGTGTATGCTACCCATCGGAAAAGATACTTTGATAGACATCACTGTTGATACACTGTACTTTATGTTGGAAAGTGAAGATCTAGAGCTGGATGAAACTACGGGACAACTCTCGAGATATGGCGTGCAAATGCACAGTTCGTGGAAGAGGGTCGTGGACTGGCTGGTGGCAGCCGGGTGGACCCCACACGATGTGGGTTCACAGGAAGAGACGGATTTCAGGATGAGGTATAACCAAAATCCCGTCCAGTCACTCATGTGCTACATAGATGAAAAAGTTCAGCCGTACCTACCGGACGGTGTTTACCTCGAGTTGTCGACGCACATGAAAAAATTATATGAGTCATGTATTATATTATAATCAATGGTCTCCACCAGCTCCACCAGATCCCAAAAGAGAAAGACTAATTCAAAATACAATATGTATGGCATAACAAATCTTAATGCCACGAAACTCAATTTAAATAATAAGGGTCTCACACAAATTCCAGATTTTGTCTTCTCCATGAAAAATTTGAAGTATCTTATCCTTACTAGGAACGACCTCACGTCGTTGCCGGCGGAAATCGCCCAATTGAGAAATTTGAAGCACCTTTACCTCAATTCTAACAAACTAACGTCCCTACCGACCGAGATCGGACGTTTAACAAATTTGACTATTCTCAATCTCGACGATAATCGGCTCATGTATTTGCCTGAGAGTATAGGGAACTTAAAAAATCTGACTGTTCTCTCGCTCAATAAGAATCGACTCACATCTTTGCCTGAGAGTATCGGAAAGTTGAGAAATCTCAGAACGCTTACCCTCGGTCGCGTCAGATTAACCTCCTCGTTGCCTCAAAGTTTCGAAAATCTATCAGACAAATTAGAAGTCAATTCTGGTACAAAACAGAATTTTATGAAGAAGTATAGACGTGTCATCAATAAGAATACTGAGCTGTTTAATGCCGGTGTCTACCTAACAAACGACATCCCTCGTTTTAAACGATACTACATAGATAAGCCATCGAATGTGAAAACCAACGGGACCCTGCGAAGGGTGTACAACGTGAATGGTCTGGCCCAATTATTTAAGATTAAAAAGAAGACCAAACTCCATGGAGACTTTTTTACAATAAACAATATCAAACGCATCAATAACAAAAACTTCAATTTACAACGCATCCGTGTGCGTCTTCTCAACACACCGCTCATCAATATGAGAGCCACCATCGAAGGGGTCAAGAACAAGTTGCCACCTAATGTGTCTCGCACAGATGTGAACAATATGGTACGTAGGCTCAAACCTCTGATGTTGAATAAGATTCGAAACCGATTGAGAACGACCCCCACCAATCAGAGACAGGCACTCCTTAACAAGTTCAAAAGGGATGGATTGATAAATAAGAATAATAATCTCACTGTGTAAAAATTATATGAGTCGTACTGATACCCTTCCTGCTTTGAGTGTGCCGACGTTGCGTATTTTGGAACTGAGTCGCATCATAACCACCAATAAGATGAAACAGAAGGAGGAGCACAGGAGTGACAGGATTGCCATTCCACTCGCGGGTTTAGACTTTGGACGGGGACGCGGTTCGGGTGCCGGTGACGGACCGTTCATGTTTTTTATACTGTATCAGAGGGATTTTAATTTCTTCATCTTCCAAGTGTACCCGGAGTACCCCTCCTTGTTCCACACCCCGGTAAAATCCAAATCCACCTGCACAGACGCGCCCCGTTCGAGAGCCTGTATGGGAATCCCACCCTCCACCTCACACATCACCCTCCGGTAACGATAAGGGACCTTCACCGTGAGCACCCTACCCTCGAGTGGATTGTCGAACTTTGGGAAACGCACGAGATACGCCTTGGACTCTTGAAACCGGCGAACCACTTCCGCACCCTTGTCGTCGAGGGTGATCCGGATGTACCACTTATCATTGTGTTCGTACATAGGTTGATAAACATCGGCGGTAAAAGTTACCGACCTCATCTTTTCCTTCTCAATACGAGGATTAAAACTATAAGTACCGTTAAAAACAAAACGTGCGTGAGGAGCACCGGTGACAGGGGACGACGCGTGCCGAAGGTTTCGTGACAGAAAAGACGGGAGACCTCCACGGCGGTCTCGATGGACGCGAACGGCGTCGCGTGCGGGGACATCATCCCACACAGGGCAACCTTGGAGGATTTCCCCCAAAACGGTACCTGACCGAGGGGAGACAACACGCCACTCGATTGGGAGAAGGACCACTCCTTCCCGTTCCAGTGACACCCCCACGCGATCCGGGCACCGTAGGGTTTAGGAAGTTTTAGTTGGGAAATGACCTCTTCGAAAATTCGTTCCGGTGGGGTCGTCTCGATCTCCCGGGTGATTTTGGGAATCACGCACGACACCGTGTGCCCGTCGGAGAGGACCGCCGGGATGATTTTCCACGAAGTTCCTATGGTGGATTCGTACATGTCCATGGGCGCCACCGGGTGGTCGTAGTCGAGAAGGACGTTCAGGGCGCCGTACGTGCTCGCGACCAATTTCTTGGTCACCTTACCCCAATTATCCTTGACGAGGCTGCGCGCCGGGGTGTGATCGACACACAAAACGAGGACGCCGTCGTCGCACACCGGAGACATTCCGGTGAACTTCGCGGTGAACCCATCTTCGGTGTAGTCCACCTCCTCCAACTCGGTGTTGAACTTGAACTCCACCCCTTCCCTCTCGAGGGCTCGTTGCATGTGGTCACACATGACTTTTCCGGAGACCCTCTGGGTGTATTGGGTGCTCAGAGCCACGTAATCGAAACTCTTGACGAACTCGTACGCGGTCATCCGGGTCCAATCCACCCCATCCATGATGAGCGGAAAATTCGAGAGCACCTCTTCTCCGCCCGGTGACAGCGCACCGACCGCGTCCTTCAGGACGATCTTCTTGTACTTTTCCGGTTGGGAGAGCACCCTCACGGACAGGGACGCCAACGCGAGGTAGTCCCTCGGCTTCAACCTTGAGAGGACCGCCTTGTTGAAACTTCCATCGCTCTTCTCAAACATCTCGTGCCAATCCACGCCCATCTCACTGAACAAACTCTTCGTGTTAACGTACGCGCCGTCGAAAACAATCCGATGTGAGTGCAAGTCTCTTTCACCTTCCGTGGGTTCCCACCAGGACCCACCGGCGGAAGGCTTTTTGTCGTAAACAATCACATCGTGTGCTGTGTTTCGGGCGATCTCCCACGCGAGGGACATCCCCGTCGGTCCTGCGCCCACAACGTGCACGCGCATCTCTTATATAAACCCAGATTTCTTTTTCTCTTCCGGGGATTTCATGGCGTAGATGATGATCAAGAACAAGAGGGTTGACAACAGGGCGTTCTCGATGTCACCGCCCGTGGATTGCAAGGCGATGAGGAAAATGGATAAGAATCTGAACCACGTTCTGTTGAACAACTTCTCGAGCCTGGACGGGATGGGGATGGCGTTACCAGTGAACACTCCTTGGTAGATGCCCAATACGGCGAAGATGACGGGCAACTTGATGATTGGTTCTAAACTTCGGGAGAAATACACCCACCTAGGGTCATCTTCCGTCGCCGCCTTCGTGACTACCTTGACGGTATTGGAATTCACAATATCAGCGAGGGCGCGGGTGAACGTGGTGCCCTGTGGGGTTTTTTTTGAGCGCATGAGTTTAACTGCCATGGAGTTGCGTGTTAACATGTGCTGAGAAAATTTATTCAACTATGTTAAGGTTGATGCATGTCAGTGCAAGTAAAATAAATTTGAACATTCCCAACCGGAGAAAGTTCAAGACTTGGAAGTTCGCGACCAAGTTCCTGTACAAAAACGCCACGACACAAGACAAGTCACAACTCGGTAAGTGGACGAAATCACAACTTGTGGACCTCGGTCCGACGTTCATGAAAGTAGGACAGTTCATTTCGACGAGAGGCGACCTGTATCCACAAGAATTTGTGAAAGAGTTAGAATCTCTTCAAGACGACGTCCCTCCCGTGGAGATAGACACCTCGGTTGTGCCACTGGAAAATTTCAAACATTTCGACCCGGTGCCATTCAAGTCAGCCACCATCGGACAGGTGCACAGGGCGGAGCTGAAGAGTGGTCAGAAAGTCGTCGTCAAGGTGAAGAGACCGAGGATCTATGACATCATCAAGGAGGACACCGACACCATCGTCGAGATTGTCAACTTCTTGGAGATGATTGGTCTGGACACGGGCACCGGAAACGGGTACATCCTCCAAGAAGCCATCGAAAATCTCCTCTCGGAGACGGATTACGTGAATGAGATGCAGAACGGGATCAAGTTTAAGGAGAGTTTCAAAGATTGTGCATGGGTGCAAATTCCGGAGATGTACGAGGAGTTCTGCACCCCGGAGGTGCTCGTGATGGAGTACGTGGAATCCGAGAAACTCACGGAGATCCACCGGAGTGGGGTGAACAAGAAGAAGGTGTGCGAAGCCCTGATCAAATCTTACGTCAAGCAAACCATGGAGTTCGGGTTCTTCCACGCCGACCCACACCCCGGAAACGTCGGGTTCAACGGCAACCTCGTCTACTACGACTTCGGGTTGGTCGTGCCCATCACTGAAGAACTCCGGGATGGATTCATGGAACTCCTCGTGCACGTCGTGTCGAGGGACACCAAGTCCATCGTGGAGACCCTCACCCGGTTGAAGATCATCATCCCGACCACGGACATCGCGGACCTGGAAATCTTTTTCGAATCCATTCTGGGATACATGGAAAAGTTGGACGCCCGAAACTTTACCGATGAGCTCATGCAAGACGAACTCATGATGAACCTCGCCAAGGAGAAGCCCTTCATCATCCCGTCCTCCTTCATCTATCTCGCGAAAACGTTTAGCACGGTGGAGGGGTTGTGTTTGAAACTCGATCCGGACTTTAATTATTTTACATACCTCGAACCTATCATACAAGAAAAAGTCACGAAGAGCGTGGACGTCAAAGGCATGGTGATGTCCACGGTGGAGATGCCCCTCCGGATCAAAAACATGAGCACGGCTATTCTGAGTTTGGAGAAATCCAGAGCAGCCGTGAAACGCAGCCTCAAGAAAACGAGGCGGGAGATACGGTTTGCGCAGTATAGTATTTTGTGTGCCCTCTTAGCCACTGAACAAGACAATAAGTACTTGTGCGCACTGTTTGCCTTAGCAGCGATTTGGTTCACTATTACGGCTCGAAAAAGTCGATAGACTTGGACGGGTCAAATTGGTAATCGTCGTCATCGAAAAATTCCCGGTGCTCGCGAAACAACTCTTTCGATCGTCTCTCCTCTTCCCGGCAGATCTCACCGATCTTTTCTGCCATACGTCGGAGATCGTCGCGCCTCTCGTCTGCGAGTTTTCGACCGAACTTTCGCAGACGCTTGCGCATCTTCTTCTTCCCGGCGACGACCGGGCGGGCTTTCACTTGACACTGTGACAAAGTTAACGACAACATTTCTTGATCTATAGTATACGCGTATCTTTAAATGAGGTGCCCGAAGTGTTCGAAGAAAACTTCAATCTCCGAAGCCACCGAGTGCAAGTGGTGCAAGAAAGAATTTTGCATGTATTGTCTGTTACCGGAAAAACACGACTGTTCCCAACTCGAAAAGATCAAAGAACAAAAAAAACTTTTACTCGGAGAACAACTGATCAAGATTGAAAAAAATAAAATTAATTTCTAATCCTATTGTAATGCAGTTGATCATACTCACCTTGCTATGCTTCGTCTTGAGCTTCGTCGCAGTCGCGGTGGGGTGGAAATACACCGAACCTACCGCCGCTGAAGGTCCGACCGGTCCGCTGAAGACTGTCACGATCACAGAGGAAGGGATCGCCATGGAAAACATGCGAAGAAAGGTGCGATCGGAATACGTAAGCATGCCCAGAGTAGATCTGTGTTACAACCCGGATGTGAGCGCTCCGGAGTACTGCACCCTTCACGACAAGGAGACCGGGTTCGCCTACGTGTACGACGTCGCCTCCGGTGCGCTTCCGAGGCTGTACGAGAAGTGCCCCGGGGGCGGACACGGGTGCTGGTTCACGGAGAAGTACGACGGGTACGGAAGCATCGTCGCCATAGAGAACTCGAAGGGCGAGGGTCTACTGGAAAAGATGGCGAAGGACGTGTGGTCCGGCAACTGGGACATCGCCCCATTCAAGGAGGGGAAGACCTATAAGTTTGATAAGGGACAACTCATGGAAATCAGAGGGGACGAAGAAGTGGTCGTCACGGTGCAAGACATGCCTAGATCCGCGTACTTTATACAACTCCTCATTAACATGGAGGAAGCCGGGTGGGACAAGCCGGACAAGTTTAAATTTGAAATCAGAAACGCCCAAGACCTCTCCCCGTACAACATGATCCCGATCGTGTCCGAACCGGAACCCGAACCCGAACCGGTTCCATCGCCGCCGTCGCCGACCGATGTCGACTGCACGTGGACCGGGGTGATGAGCAGCGTGGACGTGGAGGACAAGGGGGATTTCAAGGAGTTCAAAGCGACTTACGACATCACGAAGGACACCGAACAGAGAGGCACGGGATTGACGTGTGACGGCGAGATCCCGGTGAAACTCATGACGTACAACAAGAAACCACCGGGAAGATTCAAGGGTAGGGGGAACGAAATTAAGGAAACGTACACCGATGGGGTGAAAGATTCGTCGATTCGAGGCAAAGTCATCGAACGAAGATTCAAGGGTAGGAGGAACGAACGAAATTAAGGAAACGTACACCGATGGGGTGAAAGATTCGTCGATTCGAAGCAAAGTCATCGAACGAAAGAGATTTTAAATTTAAAAAAATACATCGTTAATAAAAGAACAACAATGAATGCGATAAAAAAAATTATGTCATTGATTGATAAAAATTCTCAGGTCCTTCCCGAAGGCGATTACCTCGAGATATGTCAAGCGCTGAAAGAGGCGTACCAAGACCCGTCGAAGCCGGCACCGATCTTCCGCGAAACGGTCATGGATGATCTCGGGGAAGACGACGATAGCACCAGTTACTTTACCGAGTATTACAACGATTACGCATTTAGCATAGAGTGCGACTACAACAACACACAGATCGAGATATTAAAGAAAATGTGTGCGGACATGAAACCCCTGTCGTACGCGACGGCAACGATCAAAGATCTGGCGATCCGGCACTACTGCTCGATCAACCACATACACGACATAGAGCTCACGGAGGAGGGACTGCAACGATACTTGGAAGAAACCGGTAACGTCCTCAGTGCCACGCACGAAAAACAGGGATTCAAACCCGCCGTCAGGCAGATGTACAAATCCTTTCTCGTCTTGGAAAACACTTTCCGGGAAGAGTGTGTGGAGGCGTTCAAGAATAAAATTAGGGAAATTAAAATCTGTATGTAATTGTAAAACATGAACGCCCAGACAAACTTAGTCGTGAACCAAAGTTTCAAACCACCGAAAAAGCCGAACATGAAGGTGCTCGCCGGCGGTGTCGTCTTCGCCATCGTTTTGTGCTCCCTCGTGTTCTACTTCGCCGCGCCAAAGAAGAAGAACGACTTTGACTCCAAGTTTGCGAACGAGAGTTTCGCGAGAGAAGAATCGAGCGCAGACATGAAGAGCGACATCACGGTGACGATGTGAAAACTGATATAAAGTTCTTAGGCGAGTAAAGAAATAATGAACGTCGGAATTTTGACCACCGGGGTGATCTGCCCCGGCGTGAACTCGGTGATCACTGAGATCACCCACCGGGAACGCTTGAGGGGCAACAAAGTCCACGGTTACTCAGACGGTTGGTACGGTCTCAACCACGACATCCGGGATCCACTCGTCCACGAAGACTTAAGTTACGAAGCCGGTTCCGCCCTGTACACCTCGGATGAGTCCGTCTTGAACCTCGAGTTCGCAGCAAAGCAAATCCGGAGACTCGACAAGTTGTACACAATTTCTGATTTTGAAAATTTTGAAGGGTCGCAACAGGTGGTTGACAACTTCCGAAACGACACCAACGTGATTTGCATCGCGAAGAGTCTCAAGAGCGACGTTTCGTTCGGCTTCCAGAGCGTCGTCAACGAGTACAAAAACGTGATCGCGAGGGCGAAGCAGCACGCCAAGACGACGAAGCGAGTGGCGTACGTCGAAATCGATGGATGCGAAATGGCGCGCCGCGTGGCGTGCACGTGCAATCACATGGTGGACGCGATCATCACCCCGGAAACGCTGGAAAACCAGCAGTTCGACGTCGAACACGCCTACGCCATGAACGCCCACGCCGTCGTCATCACGGACACGGCGTCGTGCACCGAGAGACTCTTTATCATGGAGGACATGAAGAAGAATTTCGGGATCGAATCAGAAGTCTTCAGCCCGGGAGTCTTGTGTCAGTACGTACCCCCGTGTCCGTACGACTGTTTCCTTTCAAGCAAGACGGCGAGGGAGGTCGTGGAGATGTCCACACAGAGGAGAAACTTTGTGAAACTCGTGAATAAAATTAATTTTCTGTAGGTATATTATAATTACAATGTACCTCAACGCTGCTAGTCCGGTTCCGGCTCTCCTCATGTCCCTCATCGGCGCCGCGGGTGTGGTCACCCACAAGAACGTCAACTACAATCCGAAGCTCGAGGCGCGTCTTCGTACGCCGCTCGCCGCGGGTATCATCAGCCTGCTCCTCACGCGCACCAGCGCTGTGACCGAGCCACCGGCTGCCTTGAAGCGTGTGATGGCGTCCACCCCAGCCCGAGTCTTCCTCGTGCTCCTCCTCTCCTTCTTGGCGTCTCCGGACATCGAGAACGCCGTTTTCTTGTCCATCCTCTTCTTGGGCTTGTTGCAACTCATGCGCAGCCGCGAGGAACGCAAGAGACACCCGTTCGTGTTGTAAATCACCAGCCCTCTCTGAGAGTGGTGGAGTGGACGTCCGGATACTGTCTTGAGAAGAATTCACCCTTCCCGTGGTCGCTGTGACCTATCGTGCTTCCACCGGATCGGTCGATGGAGATGCAGTGGCGCATGTCCTTGTAAAAAATTCGCGCACCGCGCGCAATCAAGTCTTCGTGCTTGTTGTCAACGTGATTGTTCATCGGGTAAAAATACTGATGGTACTTTAACATGTTGTCCACGTGCACCAAGTAACACTTCATGGAACTGATCCACCGGACTTTTTCGAGGGTTCCCCTCTTCCCGGAAGACATTCGAGAAATGCAATGGAAAAAAACAACCTCGAAATCGTCCCCGAGTTCCCGGATGACTTCCTCGACCTCGTCGAAAATTTGGTCGTCGTCGATGACGACGTTGTCCTCGAACACGAGGGCGTACTTGACCCCTTGTTTCTTCGCCAACTCTTGAATCTTGAGATGTCCCACCATCGCACCGATGGCACCCAGGTTGAAATAGGTGATGTCCGGTCGCTCCACGGTGGGATCGTAGTGCATCTCCAAGGCTTTTTCCATGTACACCGGGTCCACCAAGTGCTCGTATTGCCTCGCCCCTTCCACCGTCCTCGTGTTCACCCCGTGGATCACCTCCAACGGCACGGTGTGGTTAAAGTTCTCCATGAAAACGTTCTGCCTCTGCTTGGACTCCGGTAACGTCAACACGTACGACTTGTAGTTCAAACGCTTGTGCGCTCGAAATCGGGTGATGAAGAACACTAAGACGAGCAAGATGACGATGGACGTCCACATCTCTACTGTACGCGCACAAAATTTATGACGTCGTCAAGTCACACGCCTTTCCACCGGTGTCGTAGTTTTCGTTGTTCGAACCCATGGCGACCCTGTTTTGGTTGACGTACGCCTTCGGTGTCACGAATTTCCCCACGTCGTGGGTCTTCAAGTAGTTGGAGAGGGTGTGGTCGTTCCGGTTGTTCCAAAACGTCGGACGTTCCCTCGTCATGAACTCCCGGAGGAAACTTCCCTTCAAAACGAGCGCGTGGTTGCACAAAAGTTGCACATCCTGTGGGGCTCTGTACATGTTCTCCGTCTTTTGCTCAAACTTTTTCGCGCAGTTCGCCCAGCAGTAACCCAAGAAGAGGATGTCCGCCTCGAGGGTCTTCTTGAACTCGTTGATGGCGGCGTGGATGAGATCAAGGGACACCATGAACTTGACGTCGTCCTCGAGGACGAGAATGTTGCTGTACCCTTTCGTGTAGGCGTCCCAGTAACACATGAAAAAACTGAGGCACACCGGGAGTTTCGTCATCTTTTTGTACAACATCTTGTTGGACGGGTTGAAGGTCTCACTCATGTTTGAGTAATCTTCCGGGGTGAGATCTTTCGGAGAGATGGCGTGGAAGAGGGTGTACTCACACTTCAACTGTTCGACGACGCCCTTGATGTACTCCAACCGGCTCGGCATGCTTATGACGTACACCATGTCCACCTCACCGTGATCACCCGGACAAAGTTCAAACTTGTTCTTGAACCTCTCGTAGACCGCCGCGGGTGAGTAATCCCTAGAACTCTCCAACGGTACCACCGAGGGTGGACACTCCCGGCGCTGCTTGTTCCACAACTTGACAATCTTGCTGCTGTAGGTGAGGTTTTTGCAAAAGTTATTCGTGTCGTGCCACCCAAACTTTTCACTGTCAAAGTACGGACCCTGTTCGGCGCTCTCAAAGTTTATCCCAGACTTGTCCGATATTTTCATGCTCGCCACGTACGGAACCAAGTAGTCCCCGTTTCCACCGATGATTTTCCGGTAACGCTCGTTAGTCTCCTTGTACTTGGGGTCCTCAAACTCTCGGATGGTCTGATCCATCCACTTGATGAGGAAAGGGTGCTCCTTCGGGGACTTTATGAAAAAGTTTTCCAAACACACCAGTCCCTCCTTGGAAAACCTGTCCGCTTTAAAACAAAAGAATCCTTCCGGTAACCACGTGAGGGCTTGGGTGAAGAAAACGCTCGAGTCGATCCAGATGCCACCGTAGTGTCTCAACAGGTAAAAACGGATGAGGTCCGACTTGTGCGCCTCCGTGTGGGTGATTTCACCGAACCGGAGGAGCGTCCGGAGGGGTATGTATTTGTGCACGTTGAACGAGTTGAGGAAACGGATGTCCGAGATCTGTCCGACTTTTTTCCAGTTCTTGTGACACCTCCTGACCAGTCTGGGTGGCACCGGGTTGTGCCAGTACGTCCACACGGTGTTCTCCGTGATCGGGCGCAAGTCAGGAAACCACACGAGGGCGACCAAAAAAAGAATGAGGAGGATGGGCACCATTAATATTACCGGAGATATATTTTTTTCGTCCGCGCGTCAAATTCGCGATAAAAAGTTTCAGTACATACAATAGTAAAGTGCTCTCGTGGTGTAACGGTCAGCACTTTGGACTTTGAATCCAACAATCCTGGTTCGATTCCAGGCGGGAGCTCCAACCGACCTTAGCTCAGATGGAAGAGCAATGGATTGTAGTGGTACGATATAGACCTCCATGGGTCACCCGTTCGAATCGGGTAGGTCGGAACTTTTTTCCCTCCTAGCTCAATAGGTAGAGCACTCGGCTGTTAACCGAGAGGCAGTGGGATCGAAACCCACGGGGGGAGAACAATAATCTTTTTAAATGTGAGAGTCCCATATTTAAAAAGATTGGACATTAATCAATTTAAGGCTATGACTGGTTGATTAAAAATATGGAGATGTTCATCGGAACCCCGAATGGAAATTTCAACATCGATTTCGACGATTGTTACATCCGGAACCACATGATGTGCGGACGGGTGTACGAGCACCACATCATCAACGACATGTTGAAACCGCATGTGGAAAACGCAAAGTACATCGTCGACGTCGGTGCGAACATCGGGTGCCACTGCGTGTCCTACGCCGGGTTCAGCCCGGAAGCCACCGTGTGGGCTTTCGAACCACAAAAGAAACTGTTCGACATCCTGAAAAAGAACGTCGAACAAAACGGGTACGCCGACCGGTTCCATCTCTTCGACCACGGTCTGGGTCACGAGAGTGCTGAACTCGAACTCAGCAGTCTCGACACGGTCGTGGACGAGCGATGTCAAGGGTGGAACAAGGGTGGCATCGGCATCGGCAAAGGCGGTGAAAAATTACGCATCGAAACTTTGGACTCACTGAACCTTCCGGGTCTCGATTACATCAAGATTGACGTCGAGGGTGCTGAAGGTTTAGTCATCCAGGGTGCTCAGGAGACTATCAAAAAATACAAACCGGTCATCTGCTTCGAACACAACTCACAGACGATCGACCCGTCCGACGTCGGGGTCGAACACGTGCCCACCCCGTTCGAAGAACTAGTCAAGTTGGGTTACAAAACGTTCAAATACCTGGACTGGGAAAACTATCTCGCCCTCACAACTTAGTCGTCACGTTCGACCCGGGCACGTTTTTGTACACCGGAGTGGGATTGTAATTTTTATTGCCACCGTTTGTGTTCGTGAAAATGGCACCCCTCGGGGTTTCGTAAATTCGGTGCTTCTTGGCGTCGAGGTAGTTCGTCGCCCTGTTCTTCGCTTCTTCCCTAAGATTTTCAATCTTTTCCTTCGCCTCCTTCTTCGACTTTTTCACCACAGCCTTTCCGACGCTCTTGGCGGCGCTCTTGGCGACACTCTTCGCGAGCAGGAGGGGCAACACCATATATAGCAAAACTAGAATTTTATTCTGTGTAAAAATTAAGGATGAGTAACAAAAATAATTTGAACAGATTCCTCAACTCACTCGTGGCGAACGGGAACACGAACTGGCTCAACAACTTTCAGTTGAATAACAACAACATCAACCGGTTGATTAGAAACGTGAACAACAGACGACGACCCATGGGTAGCCTCGAACCCAACTTCACACCGTCAAATTCGAATTATCGTGTCGTCAAGAACAGTCGGAGGGTTGCCCGGAAGAACTTCGCCAAGCCCGCCGCGCGCGCGAGGTACCAAACGACCACCAAGTGCACCCACCTCCCGAGACGGGCGATTCAACAGATTGCCAAAAATAGGGGAATCAATGTGCCAAATAACTCATCGTATTACAACTCTAAGAAAGGTAGAACCGTAAAGAAGAGAGGCATCGCCGGTGCCCAACTGTGCAGGATCATCTACGGCAACGACGCCCTCGGCGAGGTCGCCCGCAGGTTGAAGATCCGGAAGACCGTTCCCAGGAGCACGTCCAGCGGTAGAAAGTACAAGAGTGTCGAACAGTTGGAGAAGGAGGTTCGCGCCGAACTCAACAGCCGGAACATCTCCACGAAGTCCTACCGGAACATTCTCAACCGGAACCTCGTTTAAACGTAAAAAAAGTTTTCCGGTGTGGGCATGAAGAGCAGTCCTTTCTGCATGGTGCAGTAAAGTTTGGCGTTCTCCACGCTCGAGTAACTGTATAGGAGCCACCTCTCCCAGAAGAAGCGTTCGTGCACGTCGTGCCAGTCCTCCAGGTTACTGTCTTCCACGAGAAGCATGCCCCGGTGGATTTCCTTTGGATCTTGTTCTGCGAGTAATTTTTCAGGTATCACCGCGCCCCTCTTCAAAAGTTGCGCGCGCATCATCTTCGGGTCTCTGTGTGAGGTGTAATCCCAAACTTTCGTGGAACCAAAGTCCACGGTGAGTTTACCGGGGAGGATCACTCGGTAGCGGTGCACCGCGGAGGGACTCGGGGTCAACACGACGTGCATGTTTATTAATGGGGGTGATCTCCGTGATCGATGAATTTAAATATGATCAAGCGTTCATATTACGACCGAGACTGAAAGCCACTATGATAAGAATACATATGCACGAGACAGAGGAGGACGAAAAAGCAGTGGCACCGGCACCGTATGTCAAAATTTTCTTTTCTTCGTAATCTTCCGGTACCTCCACCGGACCTTGTGATGTTTCACCATCCTGTTGACCACCATCTTGTTGGATGGAACAGTCCATCTCGATGCCACTACCAACCAAGTTTCCACCAACATTTACTTCTTGGATACAAAAGTCAAGATTTAAAGCACAATCTGGTCGCTGGTCCGGTATAAACGTGTCAGAAGAATTAGCACAGACCTTCCCGAGACAATGTTTACGAGCATCCAATGCATGCCTCGCGAGTGTCCCAGATTTGTTGTCCGGTAAATCTTTCACAATCAAATCGTGTTCAACTTGTGTAGTGGAACACCCGGCTGCAGACGGGTCCGTCTCACAAACACCCACAATGTTGTTGTAGCACCTGCACCAGTTGTCTTTCTTATTGTTGGCGCAAAATTCACCTGCAAGTCGTTCATACTCGCTAGTACCAATCGTAGTGGCGTCACACGCGCTGTCAGACTTGATCCTACCATTTTCAGCGCATGAAATTTGATTTCCCATATACTATATTTCAATAAATTTTATTCGTCATTTTGCGATGCACGAAGATCTAGATCACTTGATCGTCACTCTGTAAAATTTGCCATGTATTTCATATGACTTAAAAACTTTAAGTATTATAAACTGCTAGTCTTCGTCTAAATCAGACACGACGATGTCGTCCTCTTCTAACACGTCCTCGTCGTCGTCCTTCTCCATGTCGAATTCCCCGTCCACGTCATCGTTATCATCTTTATCTTCGTTCTCGTCTTCCTCGACGTCGCTCGCGATCCTCACGTCTTCCTCGTCCTCCTCGTGTTTCCTGATGACTTTTTCCTTTTTCGTCTTCTTCTTCTTTTTCTCGTCTCCGAACAATTTCGATTCCACAAATTTCCAAAGTTTTTTGTGGTACGCCTTGTTTTGCTCGTGCTTTAAGATGACCTTTTTCAAAAAATCATCCGTGTGTCCAACAGATTTCAAAGCTTGCACTAACGTGCGAAGCGGAGGCGTCTTGCCGCGCGCGTAGTACCTCTCGTGGATGTTGTACAGCGCGTAATTCACCTTCAACTTGACCCGGTTCTTCGTGTACGTCACGTCCAGGTAGAGATTACCGAAGGCGCGCGTCATCTCTTCTTCCGGTTCTCGATCCAAAGGCACCGGTGGTGCGAAGTCGACCTCAAACTTTGAACGATCGAACTCCAAGCCCAACTCTTTGTAGTTCTTCTCGAGGGCGTCCAGGTAGACGTCGTGCATGTAGACCGGCTGCATTTCGTTCTCATGCCACTCCGTCGGCGGTGGCTTCGTCAGGTACTCGATCAATTCGGCACCACGCATCCTCTTCATCATCGCCCTCGGTGTGACGGTTCGTTAGAAAGTGTTCGAGTTCAGCCTCGATCACCAACGCCGATTGCCGGTTCTCGTGTGTGTAGTAAGGTCCCCAAATCTCTATGGCTTTTTTAGGCTCGTTGTACCACAAGTACGATAGGTTCAGGAACCGTGTGAGCCAGTAAAATCTCTTTCCCTTTTTCCCGATGAAAGAGTAAATGTCTTCCGGGTCGACTCCGGAGACGTCCAATTCCGAATAGTGCGCCACCGGAGGTTGGTAGGGTGCCATTACTAGAAATACGTCTCTATCGTTTAAGTTGATTTATAAATGAGACATTGTCATCACTCCGGACGATGCACGGGTGCCAAGTGACCTCGTACCCGGCACCGAGTGAAAGAAGTTTTTCACGCTCGCCCTCGAGCCGGTAAAACTCCTCGATCCCGAAGACGTCGAAAGTCCGTCGACACATCGGACACGTGTCCCTTCGGTGGGTCCCGAACCAACGCTTCGCGCACCTGTGACACACGACGTGCTTCTCACACAGGGTCACAGGTCGATGTGCATCGCTATAGCAGACTGAGCAAGAACTCGAATCATGAGGTACCAGGCTCCGGTGATTAAGAGCATCGCCATGCATGCAGAACCACCTTCTTGTCGCGATTCTTCGTCCATACTTTTAGATTATTAATATGTCTTTATGTTAAGATGAACATTTCGAGATACGTATTGAATAAGATGACACTTTTTGAAAAAATAAAATTTTGTTGGCTTCAGAAGCGTTATTTGAGGAGCGTCCGGAAGATGGACGACGCCCTCAAGAAGGGCGACAGAGAGAGGGCGTACAAACACGAAGACAAAATGTACATCGCTGACGAAAAACTGGAAACTTTCACGAACTCCATGTCGAACAAGTACGTTTATTAATGTTTGTTTATTGTAGACATGGACGTGTTGAGGTTTCACGGTTTGCAATATCTCCGAAACCGGGTCGTCGCCCACAACGACGCCGTGATGTTCGACATCGACGACACCCTGATCTACACCGACGGACGGGTGAACAGACCGATGCTCGACTTACTCTTTCACGCACAGATGATGGGATACCACGTCGTGATCATCACCGCGCGTCCGAGATTCGAGAACGTCATAGAGTACACACAGAACCAACTCCTCGCCGTCGGGATCACGTGGAAAGACCTGGGATTTTGCGATCCGGAACAGAAAGGAAGGCTCAAGAGGGAACTCGGGTACAACTTCGTGCTCTCCGTCGGGGACATGCCCACCGATCTCACGGACACGCAACACTTTTTAGATTTGGGACGGATGGTACATGGCTAGAATTTAAAGTTGTGATTACAATTCAAACACGATACGTACGTCGTCATCGGTTCATCCGCCGACCGGGTTTGGAGTTGATAGTAGGTCGTCTTGTTCGTCTTGCACCTGTTGCACTTGAAAAACCCGGTCTGGTTCTTCGCCTCCCTCGCCAAGAACTCTTTTCGCATATCCTTGTGGATCCTCTCGTCCATGGTTTTCTTGTAGTTGCCCTCCGGAACCGCCTCCCACGGCTTCATGTTCACCACGTTTTGGGTCCGGATGGATTTATTGTTCAACCGCTCCACCAAGTCTGGATTTCTGATCAAGTTGTTTTTGATCTCTAAGAATTTGTGCTTGTAGGAAGACCCGAACACGTGGTTCTCGAACGTGCAGTCCTCGGCGGGGAACTTGTCCATGGCGTGGTTCAGGACACCCTTCTCCAAGTTCACCACCCGGGGATCATCCGGGGTGAGGGAGAGCAACTCCGCAAACTTATCGAGGGCGTACTTTCGAGTCTTGTTCATTTTTTATTTTTTCCCCGGGTATTTCTCGGCGTTAGTCACCAAAATTTCGGTTGCTTTAAGTCCGGGGTTTTTACTATGACACCTCTGGTAGACTTCAACTTTATCTAGGTTGTAATCTTTAAAAGCGTCCAAAACCCTCGGCGTGTGCGAGTTGCTCATGCAAAAATTGGGGAGACCCCGGACGAATTCGAAAAACTTGTCGTGGTCAAAACCCTCCTTCTGGTACCCGTCATACGTGTCCACGTAAGGCGGATCGAGGTAGACGAAATCCCTCGGCTGCACGCCTCGGAGGACGACGTCGTCGTAGGATCCACACACGAATAACACTCTCGATATCAACCTCGAGACATCCGCGATGTGTTTCTCATCCGGGAACATCGGTGACTTGTAGTACCCGAACCCGACGTTAAAGTGTCCTCCTTTGCCCACCCGGTAGAGCCCACGAAAGGTGGTTCGGTTCAAAAAGATGAAACGCGCCGCGTGCTCCGGGGTGTCCTTCCGCTCCGAGTTGTACACCCTTCTCTGCAGGTAGTACAAGTCGTTCTTCGTCCCGACGTCTTCGGGGGACGCCGGTTGGCGCTTCCGGGTGGCGACGTCCGTGTCCAGGGGTAGGGACTCGTAGGATCTCACCAGCGCCCGGAGGTGTTCCGAGACCGTTACCGGGGACTGTTGCACCTGGAGGTACATGTTTATGAGGGACTCGTTGAGGTCCGAGACGATAAAGTTCTCGATCTTTCGATCACTCTGGAGCACGGCGAGGAGGACGCTGCCCCCACCGACGAAGGGTTCCCAGTACGTGCGCATCCGGTGGGGAATGTTCTTCAACACCTCGTCTATAATTTTAGTCTTACCCCCTATCCATTTCAAAACCGGTGTGATCATTAAAAAATAAATGACGAAATCTTTATACCAAATTTCGGTATTTTCCCACTAGGTTAAAGGGCACCCACCGGACAGGTGGATCCCGCAGAAAGAAACACACGCCGCGACGATGAACCCTTACATCCAATGCATCCGACACGTGCACGAAGCCGCGCAAAGCAACAAGATAAAGCGCAACGACGAAGACGTCATCCTGCGTAGCATCCTGGGCTCGGCACCGAGCACGGACATGGGATCCTTGATCGGAACCCTCGTTCAGACGTACGGAACGCAAGACCAAGGGAGACGCATCGCATCCATCCTCATCGGTGATACGGTCGCGAAAAAATCACCGGGGTCGCCGCCGAGAACGCCTCCGCAAAGACGTGGTCGACCGCCGAAGTCCCCGCCGCCGCTGCAACGCAAGCGCCAGGCGCGCTCGTCGTCCTCGGACGACTCCCCTCCAGCGTCACCGCCGCCGAAAAAGCGAAAAGATTACTGGAACCAAAAAGAAAGAAACATTCTTATTAAACTTGTCAATGATTCCATTGAGAAGCATAATGAGATTCGATGGAAACCAATTTTATCGAAATTCAGTCCGAGAAGAACGGAACAAGCGGTGAGGAACAAATATCTCGCCCTGATCAAGGAAAACGTCATCGCCCCGCTCATGGAAGAGGATAACCGACAAACTGAGGATCGCTCTGGGGTTTCGGACACGACCCAAACTCTTCCGGAGAACACTGATCAAAATACGACGACACCCGGCGCGCGGGGTTAGTGTCAACACCCATGCCGTGAGCATAAGATTTTTGAAGGGGCGTGTACCCAGCCTTGCCCCGGGCGAAAAATATGATGAACAAAACTAAAGCGACGACAATCGCGATCATCATTCTTTTATAATATCACACATTATTTTTTTGTCGGTTCCGGTATGAAGGCGTCGTTGTTCAACACCGCGTTCGCGTATTTCATGCACAAGGTAAAGTGGTGCATGGCGAAGTCCCGAAAGTCCTTGATATTAACACCCATCGGGTTGTCGTTCATGACCTTGAGGATGTCACACTTTTCGTCGTTGGTCACCATAGCCATAGCCTTGCCGAGAGACTTGAGCCACAAGACGTGCTCCTGGTTTTTGCAATCGAATTGTTGAACAATAGAAGCCATCTCTTTTTTACATACTAATAACATCTTCTTCTATAAGTAATCGCGCACTCGGGTCGGTGACTTCGGTCCACTTGGGTCGCCAGATCTCGCGTATGAGGTAATCGTGTCTCGAGTCGTACATCTTCCAAAACAAGTCCCGGTAAAACGCCTCCTCCGCGGTGATTGGAAGGTTCACCCCGCGGCACATGTTCCTGACCGTGTTCACGTGTTCCCACTTGCCCAGTTTCCGGAGACTTGCCACCCAGTCCTCACCGACGGCGTCGCTGAAGGCGTCCTTCGTCCTCCACAACACCTCCGGTGGAAGGTAGCCCTCGAACGATTCGCGAAGGATGCGCTTCTCCACCTTGTCCACCTTGAGGCTTTGATTCATCGTCATGCAACACGCGATGAATTCCTTGTCCAAGAACGGGACGATGAGGTCGAGACCGTGGGCACCGGCGCACCTATCGGCGCGAAGCCCGTCGAATTGGTGAATCAATCGGAGCCGACGCATGTTTTCATAGGCGAAATCCTCCACGGAAGGGGCGTTCTTAAAGTACAAGTAACCACCGAGAAGTTCATCCGAGCCCTCCCCGGAAAAAATGTATCGACACGACGTGTTCTCCTTGATGTACTTGCACAGGAGGTACATGGGAATGCTCGCTCGAATGGTGGTCGTGTCGTAACTCTCCAACGTCCGGATGATCTCCTTGACACACCTCTTCCCCTCCTCCACGGTGAAATTCACCTCCGTGTGCTCGGTGCCGAGAAAGTTCGCCACCTTGCGCGCGGCGTCCAAGTCGGGGCTTCGTGGGAGACCGATGGAGAACGTCTTGATGGGTTTCTTCGACATCCTCTGCGCGATGGCACAGATGAGGCTCGAGTCGAGCCCACCGGAGAGGAGGAACCCGACGTCACGCTCGGTAGTCGCCAACCGGACCCGGACCGCGTCCTCGAGGGTGCGCCTGATGCACTCCGTGTTTTTGGGAATGGTCTTCAGTGGGTTCCAGTACGTCTTGTAGTAACACACGAAATCGTCGAGTCGCGAATCGTAAAAGTGTCCCGGTGGGAAGACGTGCACCTTCGTCCCGATGAATTTGAGTGCCTTCATCTCGCTCGCAAAGGCGATGCTGTTCTTCTCCCCGAACCTGGTGTAGAAGAGGGGACGGACGCCGATGGGATCCCTCGCAGCCTGGACGTGCACGCCGTCCGTGTAGACGAAGGCGAAGTCCCCCCTCAGCATGTCCACCGTCGAGGAGGTCCCGAACTTTCGGAGCATCTCCGGAATCACCTCGCAGTCGCTCGTGCCCTTCTCCTTTCCGGTGACGAATTCGCGGTAGTTGTAAATCTCACCGTTGCACACGAACATGTCCTTCTTCGTGCGGAACGGTTGCATCCCGGTCTCGGTGAGGTCGTTGATGGCGAGTCGGTAAAAATCCATGAGACACTTGCCCATGTGCTCCCGGCGAAAGTCATCCGGACCCCGGTGCTTGAGGAGCCCCTCGGGGACTAAGATCTTTTCCCCAAAGGTACATAGGATTCCACACATCTTGAAATAAAGTGTCACCCAATCTTTAGGTTCAATTCCAGATTTTGGGTGTACAAATCAATGTCGACGTAGGAATCAATCTCCCGAGCCTTGAATATCAAGTTTCCCTTTTCGTCTTCGTCTGTGTTTTCAAAGTCTATGATGTACACGAAGGAGAGGTTGGTGTGCCGCGCTATGTCGTCTATGGTTTGCCGGTCGTACTCCACGATCTCGATGAACCTCTGGACGTCTTCCGGGCTTCGGTACCGGATCTTGTCCGGTCTCTTCACGAAACTCACACTCTCCCGCATGTTCAGATTTGGCCAACGCCCCGTGCGACTCCGGAAGCGACTCATGTATTCCATGTACCTCTTGGCGGTGTCCCTGTTTTGGAAACACATCGCGCGTGTTTTGTCTTTAGGATCGGTCATCGTGATGATGCCCTTCGTGGGCTTCATACGAATAAAATGGAATGTCACAGGATCCATATCCCTCTTAGTGTTTAATTAGAGAAAAAACTTTAACTCTCTGTAATGATGATGATGGATTTTCCGAAGACCGCGGGACAGTGCAAGTACGTGCTGTCCCTGACGAGCCGTAAGAGCGTCGTGATCGCCACCGGACCCGCGGGCACCGGGAAGACTCTCCTCGCGTGTCACGAGGCGCTGAAACACATAGGCGGTGCGAGGCGGGGTCGGGTGGTCCTCACGAGACCGATCGTCGCCGCCGACGAGGACATGGGATACCTTCCGGGGACGATGGAAAAAAAGATGGAACCTTGGACCCGACCGATGTACGACGTGTTTGAAAAGTATTTATCCATGAACCAGATCGAGAGGTCGATTTCGATCGAACCCCTCGGGTACATGCGCGGAAGGACGTTCAACAACACCTACATCATCGCCGACGAGATGCAAAACAGCACGGTTCGACAGATGACCATGCTTCTCACTCGGGTGGGGGAAAACACCAAATTGGTCGTCACCGGGGACTTGGATCAGAGCGATTTGGGGGAGAACAACGGGCTCGCGTACTTGGTCGATAGAGTTTCCGGGTTAGATCTCGAACACATAGATTTCGTGAACCTCACACAAGACGACGTCTTGCGGAGTCCCGCGGTGGAGGAAGTCCTGAAAGTCATGTCGATCTCCTCCGGTGCCTCTGCTCGAACCATCGTAGATCGCTTGTAATGATGATCTTTAAGGGGTTTCTCCTGTGCTTTTGGGCGAGCCACCGGAGGCGCTGTTTGATCTGAGACGCCGTCCAGCCACCCTGACGGAGCGACTTCGTGAGGGCACCGCGGCGTGTTCCCGGGGACTTTTCGCGCAAAAACTTGTACCCGAAGTCCGCCAGACACTTACCGGTGCGCGTGGATGGGGGCTTGCACGCTCTCTCTTGCATTACAATAACGCGAGATTTTTCGTTCACGCCTAGATCTCGATCAACGTTTTAGAGTTGATGAGGAGTTGGAGTTTAGGGAGCAAGTTCTTCGAACCACACGGGTGTGTCTCGGACTCACATTCGGCGAAGACGTACGCCGGGAGGCGCTTGAGGGATTTCTTTTTCGCCGCGCTGTATTCCTTCGACTGCCTGTGGATGAGTTCGTTGATCTTGTAGATCATGTCCCGGTTGAACCTTTGGGTGAAGATCATGAGTTGACTCAACCACAACTGCGCCGGGCGGAAGTTTTTACCAGAGATGTACTGCGATTGCAGCAACGTCTGCACGTGGTCTTGCGCCCAATCGACGAACTTTTCGTTGCAGATTCGCGACTCCCACTCATGGTCGGACATGTTGGCACACGCGGCTTCAAACTTTTTCGGGTTGATGCTCTCGGTGATCAACATGTTTTTCTTGAGCATTTCCACCGGATCTTTTTCCACGAAGCACCACGTGTAAAAGTTGTACAAGATCTGAAACATGATCGCCTTGTCAGCCATGCGCGCGACGCCCCCCGGAAGACCGGTGCGACACTTCGACAAGATGGCGTGCACCTCCTTGTGACTGGAAATGTCACCGGCGAGGGCACAGAGGGGCAGATCCCGGCGAGAGTTGATCAACTCCCCGATCTGAAGGGGCAGACTCGTGTTCATTCGGTTGAACAACAAGATCTCCTCTTCCTCGTTGAGGTCGTAGTACGTCGTCTTCATGAACACGCACCGACGAAGCATGTTCTTGTCCTCGTGTGAGAGGTCGTGCCACCAGTAACTCTTCGACGGGTCTTTCTCCGGGTGGTACGGGAACATGAGTTCGTCCCCAAACCACCCGACGTATTCCAAGATGCATCGCCTGCGGTGGGCACCCTCGATGATCCTTTGGGTGTTGTTATCGGTGTTCTCGGAGATGACAAAGTTCGTCTGGGTGGCGAGTCCCTCGAACACGCTGTCCATGAACTTGTTCTTCATGTCCGGTGACCACGTGTCGTCGTACCGTTGGATCTCGGGGTGGAGGACCCAGTGGTTGTCCGTGGAGTGCTCGTCCAAGAGTTGACCGAGAGTGATCGGCTCGTTCGTGGGCTTGCGCCGACGGAGGGTAAAGTTGTGGTGGGTAGCGAAAGGACTGCCCTCGGATGAAACTCGTTTGCGAAGTTCGACCATCGTCGTTCGTGTGTGCCTGTGTGCGTGCGTGCGTGCGTGTGTAGATCTGAGGGAAAAAATTTTAATTTTTAGAATTATAAACATGAGCACCTACAACCAACCCCCGTGCAATTTCAAGTACCGAATCGCCGCCCTCGAGAAAGTGGTCGACGGCGACACCGTGGACGTTCTCATCGACCTCGGGTTCGACGTGCTCACCAGACAGCGGGTGCGTCTCCTCGGGATCGACACCCCGGAGAGCCGCACGAGCGATCTCGAAGAGAAGAAGTACGGTCTCATGTCGAAAAAGGCACTCAAGGACTGGTGCCTCAAGGCGGTCGCCAGTGAGAAGGACGACATCGAGATGGAACTCCGCACCCCGGAGGCGGACTCCAGGGGAAAGTTCGGTCGCGTGCTCGGGGAGATCTGGGTCGTCGAGGACGGTCAATGGACGAACGTGAACCAGTGGTTGTGCGACAATCACTACGCCGTGCCGTACGTGGGACAAAACAAAGCGGACGTCGAGGCGCTGCACATGGAAAACAGAAAGCACTTAAACGTTGAGCCTTAAATATATTCAGTATGAAAGTCATCTTCGCCTTTCCGGGGAAGAGTTTCAGTGGTAACTTTTTACGACAATGGAGTGAGACCCTTATCGTCTTGTCGCAAAAAGGTATAGACGCGCGCATGATTCAGGAATACAGTTCGTTCGTGAGTTTCTCCCGGATGAAGACCTTGGGCTTGAACGTCCTCCGGGGGAAAGAACAAAAACCGTTCGGTGGAAACGTGGAGTACGACGTCTGGTTCACCATCGACAGCGACATCTACTTCACCCCGGAACAAGTCTTGGAACTCATCGAAGACACGAAGACCCACCCGGTGGTTTCCGGGTATTACCGGATGCAAGACATGAAAAACTACGCCATGGTGGAGGAGTGGGACCTCGACTACTTTAAAGAACACGGTTCCTTCAAGTTCCTCACCGTGGAGGACATGAAGAAGAAAGAGGACAAGTACATCAAAGTCGCCTACAACGGCATGGGATTCTTCGCCTGTCGCAAGGGTGTGATAGAAAAGATGGAGTACCCTTACTTTGATCACGAGGTCTTCGAGTTTGAAACTAAAGAAGGCACGGTGATCCGGGACATGTGCTCCGAGGACGTGGCGTTCTGTAAGAACCTCAACAAAGCCGGCTTCGATGTCGTCGTGAACACCACCTTGCACGTCGGTCACGAAAAGACACTCGTCATTTAATTAAAGATTGTAATCCAAAATCATATAATGTTCGGTAAAATAGTCGGGCGGTTTTTCCTAAAACAAGATTTAGGTCTCAAAGACGATGCGACCCCGGAAACGATCACCATCTCCGAAATCATGGAGACCTACCACTGCTGGGGCGCGTGGATAGCGTCCCAGGGAAATTTCAAGTACAAACAACTCTTCACCATGTTCGAGACGAGCGACGTGCACCCGGATATCGTCACCGAGATGAAAAAGTTTCACCGGGTCATCGTACCTTACGATTACCTCAAAGACATCCTCGTGGGACACGGCGTGAACTGCGTCGCCCTCAATGAGTACACCACCCCACTGGTCCGGAATCGACCCAGGGTGATACCGAAGAAGGTCAACCCGGAAAAACTCGCGTTCCTTTACGTGGGCACCCACGATATCCGGAAAAACGTCGGCGTCCTCGCGCGGGCGTTCCAGAAGTTCTCCCGGGGCACCGACCACGTCCTCATAGTTAAGACGAACAAAACCGATGGGTTACCGGTGAGCGAGAACATCAAGTACATCACAAACAGGTGCACGGAACAACAACTCTGTGTCCTTTACAACCTCGCTGATTTCGTGATATCAACCACCCGGGGGGAGGGTGTGGGGATGCCCTTCTTGGAGGCGCAATACTTTGACAAACCGGTAATCGCCCACACCGGTGGGGTCATGGGAACGCTGGCGAAGCAGTACGACAAGTGGATTCCCCTTCCGTGTGAAGAGGTACCCATCCCCGAAGAGGGCGTGCCACCGTTCCTGAGAAAGGTGTTCTACGGGACGTGGTGGGAAGTCAGAGAGGAAGATGTACTTAAAAGCCTGAAACGAGTATTAGAAAATGAAGATCACGTACGCGATATGTGTGTGTAACGAGGACCGAGAGCTCACGAGTCTTCTCTCCTTTTTGGTGGAGACCAAGGCACCGGAGGACGACATCAACATTCTCGTCGACAAGACCCGGTGCACCGATGCGGTTCGGAGCGTCCTCGAACGTTTCCGGAAGGTGATCACCGTGAACGAGCGGGAATTCGACGGAAACTTTGCGGAGCACAGAAACTACCACGCAACCTTGTGTGGGGGCGATTACATATTCGTACTAGACGCCGACGAGATACCACAGGAAGCGCTGATGAGGGAGGTGCGCAATTTTAAGGGCGACATCCTCTACGTGCCCCGGATAAACATCTGCCCCGGGTACACCCAGAGGTGGTTGGAGAGTCACCAGTTTAAAACGACGAACACCGGGTTCATCAATTGGCCCGATTACCAAGGAAGATTTCACAAGAACAACGGGAAGATAAAGTGGGACGGTGCCCTGCACGAAAAATTGACCGGGGGTCGGGTGGAAATCATGCCGGCGTCACCGGAGATCGCCCTGTGGCACGTGAAAACCGTGCAGCGACAGGACGCGCAGAGCGACTTTTACAACACTCCTAAAGAATAAGATTGTAATAAAGTTAATGTTGTTCAGACCCAGACCCGATCATGCGATAGGAAACCTGAGCCTGTGCCTCGCCACCCACTTCATCAACTCCGGTGGAATGGGGCGGTTCCACAAAGACGTTTACCTCTACGGCAGAGACCAGATGTTCGTGTTCAAGCACGTCGTCTCAGATGACGACGATCTAGAGGTCAAAGACATGTCCGTGATAAACGCGTTCAACCACTTGCGTTACAAAAATTTGGGGGAGGTGATGCGTTACCTCATCCAACCCTCACCCCGGATGCAGTCGAGAATCGACAAGGCGTGGGAAAAAATATCCGGATGCACCGCGTGCTTTCACATCCGGAGGGGCACCAACAGCGAGGACTCGAGTCGATTCGCCTACTTCCCGACGGCGTCGGACCAAGCCGTGGACGCCATGGTCGCCCAGGCGCTGAAAATGGACGAACCGGTGTTCGTCCTAAGCGATTCCGTGGCGACGAAGGAGCACTTTCTCGAGAGAGTTCCGAAGGCGGTCGCCCTGGACCACGCCATCGGGTTCACCGCGTGTGAACACTCCCAAAACTCTGAGGTTGAGGACGAAGCGTTCGAGGCGAAGATGAACAGCGTCATGGAGTGGTTTCTCATCTCCAAGTTTTCCAACGTGTACACCACCATGGGCGGAGTCGAGGGGGTGAACGTCCCGGAGGGCACGCCGGAAGGCATCTCGTCCACCTTCGGGTACTCCGCCACCGTGTACGGCGGACACCTCCCCACCTACGTGTACAACGACGGCACTTTCTTCTACCCGGATAACCCACAGAGGGGGTGGTCTGACCCGGACACCGGAAACTACATCGTCGTCCACGAACCCACAAAGGAAAAGATCGAGTGGTGCACGAAGAATTTCGGCATGTGGAAGATCCTCGTCGACCCCACGGAGTGCGAACAGGCGGGCATCGTGGAGTGGTGCGAAGAGAGGATTCACGTCCGGTTCATGACGCACGGTGAGATTCGAGTTCGCAAACTCAAAGAACTGACCTATGCAGTTAAAGATGTTCGTCGTGATTGAAAATAATGAAGGTCACCGTCATCGGTGCCGGTAAAGTCGGTCTCGCCTACGCGGTTTTCTTGGCGAACAAGGGACATCAAGTCACCGCGGTCGACAAGGACGAGGAGTACGTGCGCGCGCTCCAGAGCGGTACCTTCGTGTCACCGGAGCCCGGGGTGCAAGAGGGACTCGAAAAGATCCGAGAGTTCACCACCGAGGATGCGGGGGGCAGTGACGTTTGTGTGGTACTTGTTGACACTCCCACGTGTTATGCCGGTTACGACCACGCAAATCTTGAAAGAGTCATGGAGAGCGTTGTGTCGAAACACGAAAGAATCATCGTCTCGTGCACGACCCAACCGGGGTTCATGAAACAGTTCGAAGGCAAGGGCGTGTGCTACAGCCCCCTCTTCATTCAACTCGGGAACATCATCCACCACCAGGAGACCGCGAGGGACGTCCTCTTGGGTGGACCGAGCATTCAAGTCGTCGACGAGTTCTTCGAGATCAATCACGGTCGAGACGTGCGTATCCACCGCATGTCCCACACCGCGGCGGAGGTGGCGAAACTCGCCCTCAACTGCATGATCACCACGAAGATTTCGTTCGCGAACATGATCGACGAGGCGATGTGGCGCAGTGGACACGAAGACGAGACGAAAAAGGTTCTGAGTTTCGTGGGGTCCGACCCGCGCATCGGAGACAAGTGTCTGTCACCGGGGTGGGGCTACGGCGGTCCGTGCTTTCCGAGGGATAACAGGGCGCTGTGCACCTTCCTCCGAGAGTGGGGCGCGTCCGATTACATCCCGGTAGCCACTCACGAGACGAACGAGCGCCACGCCGTGGTCATGGCGATGAAGCGAAGCGTGCACGCGTCGGAGTTCGACGACCTCAACTACAAGCCAAACTGTCCGGTTGAGTGCGTGGAGGAGTCCCACAAGGTGAAGACCCTGCAGATTCAAAAATTAAAATTCCTACGAAAGATGTAATACGAAACATTTTCTCAGTAAGTAACAACCAAGATGTCGGTCTCAGCGGAGAAAATGTACGACGTCGCCCGAAAGGTGACCCTGGGTAAGGCTGACTTAGAGCTCGGATTGGGCATGTCGAGTGCCGTGCTCATGTTGGGCATACACTACGCAATCCTCTCGAACCTCGGTCTGAAGACCTACGACGACTGCTCCTCCATGCAGGGTAAGAACTTCGACCGTCTCGCCTCGTTCATGCGCGCTACCCTCATCATCGCCCTCACGATTCCGTCCACCCTCCTCCTGTCCGCGCTCGTCCAGAAGGACGCCGAGATGTGGGCGGTGGTCTACGGCTTGTTCGGTCTCGTGACGTCCGCCGCGACCGTGCACCTCGCCCGCAAGTGTAGCAATGCGGATAAGAAGACGAAGCGTCTCGCCGTGGGCAGCCTCTTGTGCTACATGATGATGTTGCTCGGGGGCGTCTTCCTGTTGAGGAAAAAACCAAAGGTGATTGTATGAGTTTAGTGGACACCGTGCACGCACTGATGGTGCTCATGGCGCACGTCCTCAGCCGGGCGGGAACGTTCACTTTTCAAGAGAAACTCACCCTCCTCCACGTGATCATCCACGCGATGTGTCGTCCTCACGATGGATTGATCGTTCGCGGTCGAGAGCTTCTTTTAAGAAATACATCTGAAACAATAGACCGATTTGGGACCACACCAGGGCGTACACTGCTCCTTTCCGGTACTGGTACGCCATCCAGAACACAGAGGAAATGATTCCGAGGAGGATGTACTTGACGGTGCGCTCACACTTCGTCTCGGTCCTGATGGACTCGAGCATCTGATAGAAACCGATGATGGTCGCAGTCGTGGCGAAGGCGTCGTTAGTTTCCATGTTATATTATCTCAACATAAAAGTATAACATGGACGCTCTACTCGCAAAATTTTCAGGACGCATCGACGCTAAGAAGTTGGTGAGCACGGTGGACGCTATCAAGCGTGAATACATCGACGACGGGCTCACGAAGGAAGACATCCCCGGGATCCTCGGAAAGTTGATCCCGGTGACGGCGCAGTTCAAGCAACTCACCGGTCCGGAAAAGAAGAAACTCGTCATCGGTGTTCTCAACCACCTCATCGAACAGATCGACAAGGGTGAGGAGGACAGCGCCTTCGAGACGACCCTCAAGGCACTCGTGCCCCCGATGATCGACACGATCGCCGGTGTGATGAAACTCAAGAAAAAGTTGTGCCCGTGCTTGTCGGCATAAAAACACCGGACGATATAAGATTAAGTAAACAAAATGCAATTCCCCACTTTGGAAACCATTGTACAATACGGCGTGTACACCGTAAAAGAATTAGAACGGTTTTCAAAGGAGAGACAAAAAAGAAAAATCACAGTCTTGAACGAATGTGAGACGTGCGACTTCGTCTACTCCGGTCACTCGTGTGACAACTGTTTGGGCTTGATCACCAGACCCAAGGCGGACTCCAAGTTGTTGTGAGTCCTCTTCAGGGGTTTCGCCCGCTTCAATTTGAGGGGTTCGTTCTGAACCTCACTACTTGTTATTTCCTCCAACTTCTTCGCGTTGTTGGAAATAATGGGAATCGACACGTCTTCGAAGGAATCGCGATCCACCGGTTTCGGTGGCTCCATGTCTTTGTCCGCGCCTGCCCTGAATTCTTCGATGTCCAGGTCACCACCGAACACTTTTAGCTTGTACCGGTACGGTGCCGGTTTTACGTGACCCATGATTCCATACATTCTCTTCCGCATGAGAAGAATGTTCCCACAGATTCTCCCCCCCAAGTTACATCCGTGTTTGTCAATGGCGAACGACTTCATGCAAGACCAACTGCAAAAAGTCCCGGTCGTATGGAACTTTCTGGTTCTCTCGTCGTATTTATATGGCATCTCCAAATGTTGACCCTCGAACGGGTGGCAACACCACCAACACCAAGACATACTTAAGTTTTTGTGTAATCCTTTAAGTACTGTTGTTTTCGGACGAGAGGAGCACCGCCATGAGGAGGAGACAACATATACACGAAGAAGACGACAGGAACGTCCCGGTGCTACCGGCGGCGATGAGTTTCATGTTTTTTTCCAAGAACGTCGGGGGTTCGGGTTCTTCCGCTTCCTCGATCTGCTTTTGTTCAATCTCACCCTCTTGCTGACCGGCGTCCTGTTCTATCTCACATTTCATGTTTATTTCCGAATCCAAAATGTGTCCACCCACGTTCAATTCTTGGACGCAGAAATCCAGATTGAGGGCGCAATCCGGACGCTGTTCGGGAAGGTACGTGTCACCCGCGTTGGCACACACCCTGCCCCGACAGTGCATGCGAGCCTCCAAGGCTCTCCGAGCCATCGTCCCAGCCCTCGAATCCGGTAGATCCTTCACGATCAAATCGTGCTCCATCTGCGCGGTGGAACACCCGGCGGCGGCGGGATCGAGCTCGCACACCCCATTGATGGCGTTGTAACACCGACACCAGTTGTCTTTTTTGTGTTTCTTGCACCACTTCGTCGCGAGCTCGTCGTACAACTGCGTGCCAATCTCGTTCGTCGAACACGTCGTGTCTGTTTTTATCCGGTCTCCTACACCGCAGTATCCCCTCGCCAACGCGTTCGCGTCTCCTATGTCTTTACACTTCCCTTTGCCCACGTTGTGATTCCGTCGCTCAGCGCTCCCGCTGCAGTACTTAGCCACACCGTCGTGGTAGTACGCGACACACTGCGAATGGTTTTCATAGTTTCTACTCGGTGACGTGACCGGATCGATGTAATAAAGTCTCCACCACGCATCGTTCAAGTTTCCCCATGCGTCTCGTCTGCAATACCATTTTCTTGGTGGCGGTGGTGGTGGTGGTGGGGAACCCCCCATTGCTTCCTATTGTATGCCACATAAAATTATTTAACCCCAGCCATGGCACCCAAGATTATCAGCACCAACAAACAAATGAACGACACCGAGGCGAAGAGTGTGGTCCCACCTCCTGCAGCGAGTAAAATTTTATTCTTCTCCACGAAAGACTTCTCCTTTACAACTTTTTTTTTCGGTTTAGGAGCAGTCGGGTCACACGCCTGGTCCTCACCGTTGATGGTCTGGTAACAAAACTGCAAAGTCAAGGGATCGTTCACAGTCATCTCACTTACTGTCTAAGAGAGATAATAAGTATTGCACAAGTTGCTTTCTGTTGCCCTCACGCTTCTTGATGGCATTCACAACGCGCTGTTCCTCCTTGGCGCCAAACTTGAAACCACCCTTCTTAAGTTTCGCCATGATCATGAACACATTCGGCTTCGGTTGGTTCTCGATGTATGCGATGGCTCTGGAGATACTCGGTCGACCTTTCTTGAATTCACGTCGTCCCCTGACAAAGAAAATGAGGGCGAACACGAGGGCGATCCCGAAAAGGATTTGAAACGTCTTCATCTTTTTTACAATACGTCTACAAAATAATTACTTTCGGGAAAACAACACGATGGCTAAGCAAACGAGGGACAGAGAAGAGACGACGACGAATTGTCCGAACGCCATCGCTTCCGACTCCATCTTGGTCGGTTTTTTGTCCACGTTCCAATCGCCCAACTCCGGTGCCGGTCCGAAACTCGCCAGGAGTTCCTTCAATTCTTCCTCGGAGCGTTCGTCACCCTCCAAGACACAGTGTTTCACGATGGTGTTCACCGAGGTCTCCCCGAGGTCCCACTCGCGCCCGCAGATGCTCACCGGTTTGCACTCCGGTTTGTTCTTCGGGAGGAAGACGTCCGCTGGGCACACCCCGATGCGACAGTGACGGTTTTTCACGATGGCGTCGTATCCTTCTGGACCAAGAGCGACGTCGTCCCGAAGGCTATCCGAGACCACCGTGTTCTTGCACACCGGGTTGTTCGGCATCTCACCGCACCTCTTGTTGACGATGTTGTAGCAGTTGCACCACCGTTGGTCGTGTCCGTGATTTTTGCAATACGCGGCAGCCATCTCTTCGAAACGTTCCGTGCCGAGGTAGTCCGGCGTACACAAGCGTTCCGTCGTTCCCGTGAGTGGGTTCATGTTGTGTCCTTGTTCACAAAATTGCTTCACCAAGCGGTCGTACATACCCACGAGTTCGGCGTTGTTGCCCATGTTGTCACTCAGCGTTTCCAGTTCTCGTCCGTTCGTCGCGCTGTAGGCGCACGCGTACTTCTTCCCCGCCGACTTTTCAACTTGTGTGCCGCCTGGGCACCCACTATTGGTATCGACGCGGTCGAGTTTCCCAGGCATGGCAGATGGGATCTCCGTGATTTGAATGGAAGAGATGTCGTCGTTCCAGTCCTCGCCCACCCACGAACTCGTGCCACGCATCACAAACCTTTTACCCTTATAGTCTTGGTCGGAGTAGGCGACGATGTTGCAATTCTCCCCGGAAGCGACGCTATAGCTACTGATTTCATCCTCAGTCAGCCAGTCAGAAGACACCCTGTAACTTTTCGTGATGTCCATGTTTTCACCGCCAAAGTCCACATGTTCGAACACGCTGACTTTGCAACTCATATGTTACAAAGAGTTGAGAAAATTTTTCTGTGCTATTTGTAAATTACGCCAGGGCATCATGGGAGGTTCGAAGTCCCAGATGGTTCAACAGTTTTTCAACATCAACGCCGTGAACGAGACGATCACAAATCAGGTCACCAAGAACCGAACCACGGTGAGTGCGTCTCAAACCAACATTCAAAAACTTTCCATCATCATCGCCGGTTCGGTCGTCGGATGTGACATCAAGATGAACCAAAAGATCGCCGCCAACAACGTGAGTACGGTGGAATCCGCAGTACAAACCGTGGTGGACATGAAGTCGGAAATTCAGAACACCATGGAACAAAGCGCTGAGGCGAACATGGCGATGCTCACCGAGTTGGGTTCCCTGAGTGACATGATGGGTGAGAGTAATCAAGACATTCGTCAGGAAATCAACACGACCATCCGCAACGTGGTGGAGACAAACATCACGGAGGAGAACATCACGGAACTGATGGCAGAGCAGGTGAACATTCAAAAGTCAGAACTGATCATCGGTGGTAACTTCGACTGCAGAGGTGGCAGGGGTACGATCGACGCGTCCCAAGATGTCGTGGCTCAACTCACAGCCACGGCTGTTGGGAACATGTTGACCGAGAAACTCATGGAAAATAGCATGGTCAACGCCGTGACGCAGTCCGCCGCCGCCTCCGTGACCCAGTCAAACACCGGTTTCGCAGGCATCGTCGATTCGGTGGGTGGCGCCGTCTCCGGTATCATTTCGTCGTCCACCGGGGTCTTCTGGATCATCGGGTGCGTCATCTGCGTCGCCCTGATCGGCATCGTTATGTTCATGATGTCTCCGGCTGGACAAAACATCGGCAAGTCCGCCGCCGGTAGAATCTAATTAAAGTTAAAGAGTAAGTATTCATTTCTTTATAGATGATTTTGAGTATCGACGTCGGTATTCGAAATCTGGCAATGTGTTTGCTTAACGAAACCTCGAATCTCATCGTGGAGTGGGACGTCAGCGGAGTTCCACCGGAGCACAAAGATGGGTTGTACGTATCGTTAAGAAAACACCTGGACGAGCGACCGTGGGTCCTCGACGCGGACGTCGTGCTCATTGAGAAGCAACCGGAGAGAAACAAGAAGATGGTTTCCGTGATGCACTTTTTGCACTCCTACTTCGTGATCAAATCCCCGCGAGCGGAGACCATCCTCTACGACGCTAGACACAAGATTCCAGACGTCGCCGGGGCTGGGAAGACCCTGTACCGGAAGAGGAAAAACACCGCCATCGAGAGGTGTCGAGAGTTCATACACTCCGGTGACGTCAACAATCACTGGGTGGACCTCTTCAACGTTTCAAAGAAAAAAGACGACCTCGCGGACACGGTGATGCAGGCGCTCTCGTACACGAGACGGGTGGAGCCCACGCCCTCTGTGGCGAAGAAATCCAAAAAGGTGACACCCCGGAAACCCACCCCGAACCAGAAGGAGACGAAATATTCCAAGGCAAACTTGGCGTGGATCTATAAAAACAAACCGGAGTGCGAGGTGTTGGAGAACAACAAGAGGTTCATGAAAGATCTTCACCGATACTACCGGAGCATCGACGAACTGGTGGAAGAAATAAAATGATGATTCATTGTAGGTATGTTGTTCAACGCGTACGTCATAAACCTGGACTCACACAGGGAGAGGTTCGACGTGCAATCGAGACACCTGCGAGACGCCGGGGTGTCCTCCATCGTGCGCGTTCGAGGGCACACCCCCGACGAGATCCCTCGCGAGGAGAGACACCGGTACTTCAAAAACCAATCCTTCATGCCGGGGACGAACATGGCGTGCGCTTATTCCCACCTGCAAGCGCTTCGGCGCTTCGTGGAGACGGACCCACACGACGTGGCGCTCGTGTTGGAAGACGACGCCTTCCCCCTCGTGAACGCGGAGACGCTCCGGAAGAAACTCCGGGGCGCGGACGTGGACTGGGACCTCCTCATGCTCCACTGCGATGGGTTTTGCCCAACCTCGAGGGCACCGGCGGGAAGGATGTCCGCGTCCATGGCGGCGTACTTTGTCACGAAGGAGGGTGCCCGGAAACTCCTCCGACACAAGTACCACTACCAATTCGACATAGACACGAGTAACCTCGGCGACGTGAGGAAAATTGTGGAACCGGTGAACTCGTTTTGGACCGATGAGGACGCGGAGATGTCTGGGAAATCCAGTGTGAACAGGAAACGCGTCACGTACTGTCCTTCGGCGTTGAAGAACGTCAAGGGAAACCGGGGTGAGAAAAACGTGTGCCACGCCATGTGGTACAAAATTTTTCGCATACCGGGGATTGGGTACGAGGTGACTTCTTTCGACGTCATAGTTGGTCTTTTATTTTTTGGAATTTTCTCTCGTCTATGGATGAGGCGCTGACCCGAAGTTTAGAGAAGATGTTCGTTTTGCTCGACGTGCGGGAGATGTCTTCCGTGATCACGGACAGACCGTTGCACACGTCGGGTTTGTTCTCCTTATCAGGAAACTCTAGGTTGAAGGCGTGAATGCTCGCACTCGGGATGTCCGGAGCCTCGTCCAAGAGCCTGTCGTATTCCGCGCGACACCTCTCGACGAACTCCATGACGGGGACGCGGTCTTTCCTGTCCAGAGAGAGTTCCATGTCTATCGAACGGTAAAACTTTGAGTAAAGAACACACATCTGTGAGTGATGTTCGCACAACTTTTGCGCCTGCGAAAACTTACTGACAGACGTGAGGATGCCACCCAGCACATTGAGAAAGGCGAACGCGTATTGAACCATGATGATGGCGGGAGTTGGGGCGTCCTCTTGGTTTGGTGTTAAAACGGCGAAACCACCTACTCCGGTAATGCTCGATATGACTATGGCGGGATAGGATAACCAATCGTTTTGTCTCTTGAAAAACAACCTCGCGTGGTTGTGACACCACCGGTATCCGGCAGCCCTCTCCGCCCATCTTCGAACGAGCAACTCTTGTTTTTCGCACCATATAGCGGTGCTCGCCGTCGAGGAGCTCGCCTCTGGACTCATGCATTTGTGAGAGATTTTTTTATCTCCGTCGCCCTATTCCGGGCGAGGGTGTCCACCTTCTCATTGAGAGCGTTTCCGGCGTGCGCCTTGACCCACTTAAACTCCACCTCGTGCATGTTACACCGGAGGAGGTCTATCTTTTCCCACAGTTCCCGGTTTTTCACGGGCGCACCGTTGGAAGTGGTCCATCCCCTCTTCTTCCACCCGTGGATCCAAGACGTGATTCCCTTCTGCACGTACGTGGAGTCGGTGTGCACCTTCACCTTGGTGATCCCCAAATCTATGCACTTTTCCAGTGCGTGCGCCACCGCGGTCATCTCCATGATGTTGTTCGTGGTTCGCGCTTCGCCGCCGATGAGTTCGAACCCCGGACCCACGCACGCCCACCCACCGGGACCGGGGTTCCCCAAGGCGCTTCCGTCGGTGTACACGTCGATCATGTTTTAAATAATATACAACTTAATTTTTTATCTCACGTAAGATTATACCAGAAGAAATGGATCCGATTGTGATAATCGTCGGAATCGTCGTCGTCCTCTTCTTGGCGTTCTTCTTGTTCGCCGGTGACGGCGGGGACGCCGTGGTCCAATCGACGTCGGAGGAGTCCACCGGGACCGGGGACACGGTGCTTCCCATTGAGGAGGGTTCCGATGTGGAGAACCTGAACACGGAGACCGTGAACGAGGAGGTCTCCGAGAGCGCGCCCAAGGTGGAGAAGCCCACGGACGTCTCCGGATGCGTCGGATGGTTCAACGGTGACTCGTGGGACGAAGAGCAAAACGTGTGGAAGGACCTCTCCGGACAAGGAAACGACGTCACGGACATCACCGGGACGATCGAGTCCACGTCCAACGATTCCTCGAACAACGTCAAGTACGTCTTCGGCGACACCACGGCGGGTCTCAAGTTCCCACAGGCGTGCATGACGACCGGTAGAAAGTACACCCTGTTCCACGTTGCCCGGTACGGCAAGGGCACGACCTTCGGTCGCATCTTCCAAGGCACGACGAACGATTTCGTCTCCGGGTTCTACGACGGAAAGATCGGGGGCGCCCACCGGTCCGGAAGCGGGTGGATCGCACACAACATCGAGCCCACCAGAGACCCGTCCTTCATCGTGAGCACGGACCAGAAGCACATGTTCCGCCTGAACGGTCTTCACCGAAGCGGCGCCACGAACTTTTCCGCCAACATCCCGTCCCAGTTGACCATCAACGACGGCGACGCCCCGGAAGAGAAGAGCGATTGGGAGGTGGCGGAGGTCATCTTCTACAGGGGTGAGTTGAATCTCGACCAGATTCGAAAGATTGAGAATTATTTGATGAAGAAGTACCGCATCTTGAAGGCTATCCGCCCCGGTGTGAACATGTTTAACTTTGCCGATGACGGCGACGACCTCGAGCGCCTCAACAACATGGGCGCCCAGTGCGGTGAGGAAGGGGTTATGTACTTTAACCGACTTATCCGTCACCAAGACAGGATCGGGAGACCCCTCCGACGCAGACAGTTTGACAACTCGTGCATCCAAGGTTTGGATGGGTCCGTCGACGAAAAACAAACCGAGTACGTGAACACGAACAAGCCGTGGAGGGAGGGATGGCAGACCCTCATGAACTTGGACTGCGAGGACAAGGGCATCGGTGGGTACACGTTCGAGGAGGCGTCGAACGGAACCAAGGTGCGCACCAAGTACTCGTGTCACAGCGCGCCCCTCTCCGCTCGTTCGTGCACGGACGAGAGCGTGGAGATCAACCCCGCCGAGAGAAACCTCAACGCCTCCCTCAACAACGTACAGATGAACTGTGGGCAGAAGGCGATGACCAGACTCCGGTTCGTGGAAGAGGATGGAAAGTACAAGTACAAATACCAGTGTTGCAACTTAGAAGACATGTAAAAAAAATGTAATTGTAAAGTATAGATTATGATTGCCATCATCATTGGGATACTAGTCTTAGTCATCGCGATCGCGGCGTTCTACCTATCCGGAGGTTTCGACGCCGGTCCCGGACCGGTCGCCGCACCAACGTTAGAAGACATTCCACCGGAAGACATCGGAATGGACGTCAACATTCAACTCCCCGAGGAGGACGAAGAAGAAGAACTTCAGGAAGACTTTTCCATGGTGGAGTTTTCCGTCCCAGAGGAGAGTGGTAAGTTCAAGCCCTCTTCCATCGGTGGTCTCGTCGGGTGGTTCACCGGGTCGAGTTTCGACAACGACACCGGGGAGTGGAACGACATCAGTGGCAACGACAACCACGCCGTAGACGTGTTGGGCAGTCCGGAGAGCATCGAGGGTGACCGGGGTTCGAACAATCAGAAGTACGTCATCGGCACCGAGAACGACGGTTTAAAGTTCCCGGTCGAAGTCCTCACCACCGGGCGAAAGTTCACCATGTTTCACGTCTCCAGATACAACACTGAGCAGATCGTGGATTATGCCGCCCCTGGAATGGGGAGAATTTTCGATGGCACCGACAACGGCTTCGTCTCCGGTGCACATGGTGGCAAGACTGGGTGGGCGCACAGAAACGGTTCCGGTGCGATCACGCACGGAAGTGTTAACAAGACCTTCTTTAACAAGTTCTCGGTGAACACCGATCAAAAGACCCTCTACCGGTTCAATGGTGTGCAGAGAAGCGGTCTCCCGAACCTGTCCGCGCTCACACCCGGTCAGATGACGATCAACTACGGCGAAGCGCGCGCTTCGAACTACGGTCAGCACGGTGAGAAATCTGTGTGGGCAGTCGCCGAGGTCTTGTTCTACGACCGTGAACTCTCCGGGCAAGAGATTGAAAAGATCGAGGACTACCTCTTCGCCAAGTACGGTGTCAAGAAGTTGGCGTACAGTCACCAACACGTGCGCAACCCGTTTAAGAAGGAAGTCGACGGCATTCAAAACATGGGCGTGTCGTGTGGAAACCAAGGCGCACTGTCGAGCACGTATTTGAGACGTCACTACTCTCGTTACACACAACAAGACGAGAACGGAAACGACGTGCGAGTCGTTTTACCGAACGGGAACTATTACTTCGAAAGTGGGTGTGTCCAAGGAATCTCCGATCCGGTGGACGGTACGACGAAATCGACCGAACCCGTCGAAAGACTTGACAGCGAGACCCTGAACAATGACGGTGACGCGTGGTTTGATTCGGCACAAAAAGTGTACAACATGAATTGCAGAACGTCCCCGCTCACGGAATACAAGTTCAAGCAGGTGGGTGAAAAGATGAAGAGCGATTACAAGTGTTCCTCGAGAAAGGTTGTTGAGGACTCGTGCGAAGACAAGTTGTCGGAGAACCCGAGCCGGTCCGCCGAGGGAAACTTTTTCAAGAGCATGCACTTGGAGAAAATCGACTGTTATCCAAAGGTGTTGACGGCTATGGAGTTGGTGAAGAATCCGGAGGGTGAGGGGTACCGCATCAAGGGTAAGTGCTGTAACCTCGAAGACGTATAAGTTAGACATATTTGCAAAACAAAAATTAAGATGCTTGATTATGAATCATCTTAATTTTTGATATATTTATACTAAAATGTAGCCACGAATCTCTTAGTTGGAGAAAGCAAGGCCACCCATACCGGATTGCACGCGGAGGACGTTGTAGTTGGTCGCGAACATGTGCATGGTAGTCTTCGCCGTGTTCTTGAGGGTGACGGAGACTTGCGCGTTGTCAATGCGCGAGAAGTTGCACGTGCCAGTCGGTTGGTGCTCTTCCGGGCGGAGGGCGAACGAGTAGCAGTACACACCCGGGTACGGGGTACCGGAGTGGTGCATGTACGGCATGACTTGGTTGTAGAACTTGCCGTCTTGAGCCTTGGCGCGGTCTTGACCGTTGAGGACGAGCTTGAATTCCGAAAGCGGACCGTAGGAACCGGACGTGCCTTCTTCAATCCAGCGCTGACCGGAGCCACCGGTACCCACGGCGTAGAGCGGGGCACCAACTTGTTCGACCGGGACGAACGCGTTGGAGTCAGCGAGCGCAGTCGGATCGGTTTCGAGGACAATGGAATCGTTGTCAGAGTTGGAAGTGAAGTTCCACGCGGCGGCGTTACCGACGGTACCGTCGTTGAAGCACCAGACGAGTTCCTTCACCGGGTGGTTGTAGGACAAACGAACTTGCTTGGTACCGTTTTGCGTGACGGTGTCCGTGCCAGTGTGTTGCGTTTGTTCAATGAGGTATTCGTGCGCCTTTTGCGAGAATCGGCGGCGTTCTTCGGTGTCAAGGTAGATGTAGTTACCCCAGACCTTGAAAGTGGAACCATCCGTGTAACCGGAGAATTCACTGGAGAGGTCGAAGTCGAGGCGGACTTCGTGGTACTGCAAAGCAATAAGCGGGAGAGCGAGACCCGGGTTGCGGTTGAAGTAGAAGATGAGCGGCAAGTAAACGCTGTTACCGGAGCCGGACGTCATCTTACCCCACTGAGCCTTCTTGGAGGAGTCCAAGTAGAGCTCAGAGTACAAACGCCACCACTTTTGGTAGCACTTGTCGATGCGCTGACCACCGATGGACAATTCAACGTCCTTAATCGCACGCTCAGCCGCCCACGACGTGCCGAGACCGGCGACGGAGGACGTGTTGAGGGACGCGGCGACCATTTCGACGTACATTTCACCGATCAAGTCACCATTGCGAGCGATCGTAACGGACACACGACCGTTGTTAGCCGGGGTACCGTTGACGGTTTGTTCGATGACTTCCATCGCGAAGTTCGTGTGACGCTTGTAAACCGCTTGGAAGAAGGTCACCTTAGGAGACGCAGTGAGGTACGTGTCTTGCGCGCCGTACGCGACGAGTTGCATGAGGCCACCAGCCATGTTGAGAGTTGTTGTACTATACACAGAGAAAATAATTTTGGGTGATCTCTCCTGTCCTGACGCATGTCACCCGGTACCCTCGCGCCAAAAATCCGATTACCATTTTCTAGGACAATCATAAATCATGCAACGCCCTGAGGACGAAGACATTGAGGACGATATCGAGGAGGGCGAGATCGTCGTCACCGACGAAGAAGAATTTTCCGAAGAGGAGGAGGATGAAATTCAGGAGGAAGGCGACGAGGAATTCGATGATGAGTTTGATGAAGACATGATCGCTGATCCGGTGAGCGACATGACGGATATGCTGGTGAACGTACTCACGACCCCGGACGGGGACACCATCCCGAGCGCTCTGGTCAACATCGCCACCCAACTCGAAAATCAAAACAGAATTTTGATTAAAATTTTTTCAGCCCTGAAGAATTTTAGAGGCGAGTAAATAATTTCTCAAATAAAGGTACGGTTCGATATACAATTAGGAAAAATTATGGCGACACATTTCATTGACAAAGAGCCCAACCGTGGAGAGTCTGATTTACAACAAAAGTACAATCAGATTCAGACTCTCGACGCAAACAAGATCATTGAAGTAGTCCGCGCGCTGGAGGCGAAGTGGAAACTCCTGCCGGAGCACTGCAACAACGTGTCGTTCTCTCGGCTCGGCTTCACTCAGTTCTTCGCCCCAGAAGAGATCGATGAGAAGACCGGATTCCCGAGGGACATACAGATGCGCATCGTGGACACGAAGCGTGACCGTGAGCTCGGGTTCCTGAAGAACGTCGCATCTCGAGTGAAGGCGCTGGAGATCACCACACAGTTGCCGGATGAGAGCGACGCGGGGGGCGCCGGTCTCATGCTTAGCGAGCGGTTGTGTCGCCTGATAAAACAAGTGGACGAGGGATTCAAGAACGTGCGCTTCTACTTTAAGGCGGGGCAGCGCATATCGGACCCGAGAAACCAACCGGACAAGTTCGACGCCGACCCGGAGTACTTCGACGCGAACCCGATGGACGCGGTCAAGCTAGACAAGTGCAACCCACACCAACGGGCGATCGTGGCGTGTCTCAACGAGACCTACCGGAAGGAGATGCGACGGTACAAGGACAACTGCATGATTCAGCGACGAAGCGAGGGGCACTACACGCGCGCGTGGAAGCCGACGCACACGATCAAGGCGTTCGTTCACGAGTTCGCGGACAAGGACATCAACTTTGATTTCTGGCAGGACATCACCTCGAAGGGTCGGGGCATCGACGACGTGATTCGTCACCTGTCTTCGTGCCACGACTCCCAGTTTCCGGAAATCATAAAGGACCGACACATGTGGTCGTTCAAGAACGGGGTCTTCCTGGGAAAGGTGTGGTGCCCGGAACAAGGTGTGTACGACTGCAAGTTTTATCCGTACGAGAGCAAGGAATTCATGTGTTTGGACCCGACCAAGGTGAGTTGCAAATATTTCGACCAATACTTTGAGGACTACTCCCACGTGTCGGACTGGTACGACATCCCAACCCCATACTTTCAAAGCATCATGGACTACCAAGGCTTTGAGGTGGACGTGTGCAAGTGGATGTACGTGATGGGCGGTCGCCTGTGTTACGACACCGGGGACTTGGACCACTGGCAGGTGATAGGTTTCTTAAAGGGGGTGGCGCGTTCCGGTAAATCCACCCTCATCACAAAGGTGTTTAAAAAGTTTTACGAATCTGAGGACGTCAAGACGTTGTCGAACAACATCGAGAAGAAGTTCGGTCTGTCTTCCATCTGCGACGCACTGTTGTTCATAGCCCCCGAGGTGAAGGGCGACCTCGCCCTGGAGCAGGCTGAGTTCCAGTCGCTGGTCTCCGGTGAAGACGTCTCGATCGCGGTGAAACACGCCCAAGCTCGAAGCATGGAGTGGCGCACACCGGGTGTGCTGGGTGGAAACGAGGTGCCTGGGTGGAAGGACAACTCCGGGTCCATCCTCCGGCGCATCCTCCCGTGGAATTTTAGCAAGCAAGTCAAGGACGCGGACCCAAACTTAGACGCCAAGTTGAACGACGAACTGCCAGCCATCATGCTCAAGTGCATCCGGGCGTACATCGACTACTCGCAAAAGTATAGCAATAAAGACATTTGGAACGTGGTGCCACAGTATTTCAAGGAGATTCAGAAGAAGGTTGCCATGGTGGCGAGCACCCTCACGAATTTCTTGGAGCAATCGAACGTCAAGTTCGGGAAGGACTTGTACATCCCACAGAGAGATTTCGTGGCGCAATTCCAAGCGCACTGCACGACGAACAACCTCGGCAAGCCAAAGTTCAACGAGGACTTCTACCAGGGACCGTTCTCTTCCAGAGACTTGGAAGTGCGGGTGGCGTCCCTCGAGTACAGAGGCGCCATCTTACCGAGCCAACCGTTCATCTTCGGGGTGGACGTCCTAGAAGAATAAATTCTTGTAATATATTATGAGCACTCCTGCCAACATTCAAAACTTCTTAAAGGATGCCAACATCAACGTCGTTCAAGACGACACACCGAGGCGAGTCGTCGGTGTGTCCGTGGCGCCGGCACCCCGCCTGCGCCCGCGCCCGCGCCCGCGCCCGCGCCCGCGACCGCTGTCAAATCGAATGAACGCGTTTGAAACGCCACCGGGGACACCCTTGCGGAGGGCGAAATCCCTCTCCCCGGTGCGCATGCGTTTTCCAGAACACGTGATCTTCGACTCCGCGAGGAAGGCGTCTCCGGTGAAGCGCGCGATCGTTCCCAATCCCAAGCAGTCCTCCCTCGTGTTCTCACAGCTCGAGTACAAGATGTACAACGCGACGTCTAGACCACCGAAACCGGTGAAGGTCCACGTCGCGGCGATCGCGCGAAGGAAACCGCAGACGATCCCGGTGCGCGTGCCAGGTGACTACTTTCTCATCAAGATCGAAAACATTCAGGCGTGCGACGAGCGGTTCAAGTGCTCGTCCGAGAGGAAGAACACCGTGCAATTCAGCGGACAGATCGTTCGAGGGAGGGACCGGAGTAACTTTACGATGTACATCTTCAACAACGGCACGGTGAGGATCACCGGTGGGGTCCCAGGAAACAATCCGAAGACGATCGTGCACGTGCGAAACAAAATCCTCGACGAGTACACGCCCCTCATGAAGGAACTCTACGCCACCCTCAAATTCTCAAACCTCAACGCGCAGTTTAGGTTCAACGGCACGTTCAAACCGGACGTCCTCAAGCGGGTCCTCCTCCGGTACAAGTTCGAGTTCACGTACGAACCGGAAATCAAACAAAATTTCATCAAGGTGTCCTACAATAATCACAGTTTTCAGTTGTGGTTCACCGGGTTGGTGCAACTGTTCGGGTACAAAACGAAAACGCAGGTGGAGGAAGCCCACCGTCACGGGCGCGCCCTTGTGAAATTGTTGGAAAAGGAGGGGGCGACGACCCTCACCGGGGCGTATTCGAGTCCGATCCGGAAGCGTAAGAGGAACAACGGCAACCAGAGCCTGTTACCGAACCTCAACAAGCTCAACGCCATGAACATGTGCAAGATGAGCAAGAAGGAACTCTTAGCGTACGCCAGGCTCAGTGGGGTGACCCTCCCGAAACACATCCTGAAGGCGGACATTTGTAAGAAGATTCGGAACGCGCGAAGCGTGAAGGTTTCGAACGCCCAAGTGATGAACGATTTGTTGAACATTTTCGGCAAGGATTGGCTCCGAAGGTACGATTGGCTCGCCGCCCACGACATGCCAAAGGACATTCGAGAGGTACAGAAACTCATCTCCAAGTTACCGGAGAGCTCGCGCACGAAGACGAAGATCGCGGAGATCGAACGTGACTACGTGACGAGGGCGAAAACTTCGAGAAGAAAGTCTTACGACACGGCGCAAGAAAGACTCGTCAAGGCGGTGGCGGACCTGTTTTAATCGATCGTGCGTTGGGGCGCGGATATCTTCTTCAAGATGACCGCGTGATACTTAAAATTATATCCCGGGAACTCCTCCTTGATGATCATCGAGACCTGTTGGGCTTTCCCGAGATGTGACACACCGGTTTCCACGGAAACCCGCAAGAGATCGTTGAGGTACTTGTCGAGGGCGACGTACCTGCGGACCCTCTCCGCGGAGACCCCGTCGGTCTGCATTTGGGTCACCATGGGGTCCGGTTCGACGTAGTTCGCGTCCCACGTGAGAAACAAAACGACGATGGCGAGGAATAACCAAAGCATGTTTTAGTTTTATAATTACACAGAAATAATTTTCAAAACGTCGTTCACCTTGTGCACCAAATTGTACAACTCGTATGGGCACTCGATGACTTGTGGTCGGCATATTTCTAACTCTATTTGGTACACGTACGGGTCCTCCGAGTCGAGGTCTTGGGTGACCCCGGAAGCGATCGTCATGTCAATGCTCAAGTTTTTGCGCACGAAAGACTTTCTCTGCTTTACCACCTTTCGATCCATCTCGTATTGACCCGACACCGGGGTCTCCACCGACACCCCGAGACGCAAATCGAGGGGAGAATTTTGTTCGATAAAGTCCTCGTTCACTACGAGATTTTTTTGAATCATCGTCTGTTCTCCGGTCTCCCCACTCACCGAGAGCCTGATCTTGTGTTCGTCGTTGTAGTAGGAGTCCGTGTTGGTCACGAAGACGTTTTCGAACCCCGGATACTGCTCGAGACCCGCCATGATGGCGTCCCACTTCTCCTTTCCGACGTTGGTGTCGAAGAACTTCCCATTGTACCTCCCGAGGCGGAACTCAAACTCGATGTGAGGGGTGTTCCGGTGCGCCTCCAGGAGTTCCCAAACTTTATCCGTGATTCGTTGCACGTCAAACATACTTGTCAAATAATGGCGTTAATTTTTTAAGTCTCATCCTCGGCGTACACCAAAAGGGAGTACGGGGCTTTGGTTTCGAAATCCACCTTCCGGACGTGTTCGTCGTCGAAGAGGTACCAGTCCCCGGTCCTGGACCGCCCGAGGGTGACGTAGTGTCCACCGGATTGCGTGCCGAGGTGAAGACCCGCGGCGACGAGCGTGAACTTTCTCTCCCTCGCCTTGAGGGCGGTGGGGGCGTTCACGATGCCTTTTCGATCGAAGGTGAACATGGGGAACTTCGGAAGGTCCCGAATCAAACTCCGTGTGGTCGCCACGTTGTGGGTCTTCCCGTCGTCGTCCACGAAATCCGTGAGGGCGTTCCACTTGCCCGTGCGCTCCAACATGTCGAGGAGGTTCCCGCTCTCCATCATGGGGAGGATGCACGCGCCGAACGCGTCCTCCATCGTGGAAGTTCCACCGGGGTAAACGGTCTCTTGAACCCGGACGCCGTAAAACCACTTCTTGAGTTCGGGAATCTCCTTCTCGAGGATGTCGATGACGAGCAACACCGTCTCTTGGAGGTCGTTCTCGTCGAACTCGCTGATTCGGGGGAACTGTTTTTGGAGTTCGCGGAAGAGGGTCGTCGGGTCGTAACTGCCATCGCCGCCGCGGACAAACTCGATGTACGCCCTCGTGAACCCACACGTCCCATCGTAGTCGAGGGAGGCGACGTGGTCGGTCAGTTTGGGGATGTGCAACAAGCACTGGAGCGCACTCGAAAAGTGACAGGTGTTGGCGAGATTTACGATGCCCCTCATATTACACTTAAAAAGTCTCTCATCTTTATGTCTTCCTTGATGTTCACGATGGTCCGGTAGAAAGTTCTCCGGTTGTTCGGATACGTCTTGTCCGTGCGCACGTTCACCACCTTCCACCACATGGGTACGTCGTCCGTGACGTACTGACACTCCACGATCATGTCGTTCCGGAACCACGGGTGGTTCTCCGGACTGTCCGTTTCGTAGACGAGTTCCCCCCTCTCTTGGACGTACATCCTCCAGATCCCTCTGTGTTCGTCCCACCGGAGTTGGAAATCCACGGTGTTCTTCTCCCTCGGTTTCCACTTGAACATCGTCTCGTGGGTACCGAGTTTCACCGGGCAGTTCACCGGGGTGAACACCAACCCGTCCACTCTCTCCTTCACGGTGGGGAGGTAGTCGTCCATGAACGTCTGAAAATCCGGTAACGCGTGGAACGTCTTCACCCGGACCTTGTACGCGTCGAACTTCATCACCACGAGGTTGGAGACGAACTTTTGCATGGCGTCCAACCTACGGAGAAAGTCCCACCCACCCACGGGGATGTTCTCCACCATGATGGCGTCGTACGCGAGGAACGTGTTCTCGTAGAGTTCCCCATCCAGGATGGTGCCGTCGTACGCCTGCTTCCGGGCGTTCAGGGACACCTCCGTGATCTTGAACGAGCGATCGATCAACACAGATTTCCGTTGACCACCGACCGCGAGGAAGACGAGGAGGTGGCGGACCCCGTCCGTCTTCTCGCACACGACGTAATCGTTTTCGCGGAGTATGGGAAAGTGCTTCAGCTCCACCGAGACGGGTTGGCACCCGGGAAAGCGCCCCTCGGGGGTGCCGAAGACTTGACGAACGTAGGTGAGCACGTGATCTTGCCACGACATGTTTTGATTACAATTTTAGTCTTTAATCCTACTTCGCCTTGACCCCGGCAGCGTTCAAAATGTTACTGATGCACTCGTGTGGGTACGTCATGGTCAATTTCGCGTCAGTGTAGGCGTAAATTTTCACACCGGATTCCTTCATTTTCGTAAACATGTCCTTCGGGTGCACCTTGTCAATCTTTTTCCGCACCGGTTTCACCATCATCATCCAAGCGCGCGCGCTCGTCTTGTTCACCGCGTGGATGTCCTCGCCGATCTTCTGACCGGTGACGTCGGTATCGAAAGTGAGCCCGTACTGGGACATCGGCTCGTCGCACTTTCCGGTCACCTTCTCCTTGAACCTGGACCAGTCCACACCCGGTAACACCCCGGGGAAGACCAAGACGCCGACGCCCTCGTGTTTGTCCAGACACTTTTCGAGCGTTTCCGGGTTGATGAAGATGCCAAAGTCCACGAACAAGATGCGGTCGACGTCTTTTTTCAAGCACTGCTGAATCGACTCCGCCTTCTCGTACGGGTCGTCGTTCACGAAGACGATCTCGTTCGCGTGCCCATTCTTCACGCAGTTGATGTTGAACCGGAGGATGGAGTGAAGGGTCTTCACGTGACAAGACTCCGAGCGGGTGACGACGATGGTTGAGAATCGCAACATATTGATTAATTAAGCACTGATTGTTTTAAGCCTGTCTTTGAGGCATCCGGAGAATGGCAAGTTTCCCACGTGCCCGAGGGTGGTCCGCACGTCCGCGTAGATCTTCCCACCACACTGCTGCCACCGGCGACAGAAGGCGTAGTCTTCGGAGAGGTACCGCTTGTTCTCCGGGTCGATCATACAGTCGAAACAGGCGTGGTAGTCATCAAACGTTCTGTTTTGGTGGTCGTTCTTACACCACAGTTCCGGAAACTTTTCTTCCATCTTTTTGAACACTTCCCTCTTGATCAACATGAACCCGGTGGGACCATCCAGAACTTCGATGAATCCGTTCTCCACCGAACGGCTCTGCGCGCCAAAGTTGATCACGAGACTCGACGCGAGCATGTTCGGGTTGCGTTCGTCCCCGGATTCGAGCGCCTTGGCGCACTGTTCCCACTGAACACACTTTTTGGGGTAGCAGGAGACGGCGATGTCGTGATCGCTCTCGATGAGTCTGAGGACGGAGTCTGCGTCGAAATCGATGTCAGCGTCGATGAACAGGAACAGGTCGGCGTCTGTCTCCTGCATGAACCGACCGACGGCGACGTTGCGCGCGCGGTGGACCAGGGATTCGTTCTCCGTGGTGTCGATGAAGAGCTGAATCCCTTTCCGGATCAGGAGGAGTTGAAGTTTTATGACTGAAGCCATGTATTGCTTCAGACATAAACCTCCATAGCATGGGGTGGCAAGGAAAACTTTCACCATTTGTAATTACATTTCGTTAGCAGCCTCTAAGTGTTTTGATATGTGTTGTTCGATTTTGTTTAAAGTGGGTACGGATATTTTACACACCTCGCACACCTTTGCTTTGGTCAGACGTCCTTTGAGGACGACGTAGATCACCGTGCTCGCGATGCTCTTCGGCGTCTTGCTCATCAGCTCGACGCACGCCTCTATCTTCCGGCACAGGTTCATGCAGTTGATTCGCTCCTCCCTCGTGACCTCAAAGTCGTTGAGCAACCTCTGAATCAAGTCGCGCGGACGGGTCACCTCACCGGAGTTGACGTTCTCCGTCGTGAGGGTGTCCTTTATCGTGTCCATAAACATCTGCGTCGTCCGGGAGATGTCTTTCGACTTTATGTTGAACATCTCCGCGATTTCCTCCGTCGTCCTCGGGTTGTTTGACATCCTACACGCCAAGAGCACCGCGTTCGCCTTGATCCCGGCTCGCACGGCACCCCTCGTGAGCTTGAGCGAGTTGAACTTTCTGTACAAGATCTTCGCGTCCCGGAGGACGGTGTCCTGGATCGTCGGACACGCCTCGTCTATCTCGCGGTACACGTGAAACAGACTTCGGTCCTTGTGGTTCATGCTCATGTGGAAGGCGATCTTCGCCATCCTCTTGTTTTTGTAAGACGCCACCCGGGACGTCCCGATCGTCGTGCTCTTTCCCCAGTTTTGGGAGTACAACTCCGGGTTCGCGTTCGGGTTCCCACACCGCGCCGGATCCTTCGCGATCCCGTCCTGCGCGCCCGACGTCCACTCCGGGGTGTCACAGACGTACGTCGACTCCACGAGTCCGCAGTTCGTGCACACCGGCAGTCCGTCGCAAAATTGTTTTTCGTGTCCGCACTCCACGCACTGGTGCCAGTACACTTTCTTTTGTTTCATTGTTATTGTCGGCTTTTCGTTTTGTTTTTGTATTTTTTCCACGTCTGACCATATTGTTGCCAACATTTTTCGGTACTCTTAGTTGTGAATTTGTTTTTTCCAGCGGTGACGCGGACCGTTAGTCAACAAACCATGATGAAATCATTCTTTTCCATCTCATCTATCAGGTGCCCGTAGATCTCCATGAGCACGTCCTCGTGCTCGTACGTGCGGTTGGTCTCTTTGCGAACCAACTCGAGAGGTCCGACGCCGAGGACCGCGCTCAACTCGTCCTGTCGGTCGAATATGTCGTCGTACTTGACGCACACGATCTTGTAGTTTCTCTCCGGGTTAGGGGTGGTGTAGTTCCGGTAAAATTCCTCGAAACCCATGTAGTCCACCTTGTCCCTGACGGTCTCCTGCAATCCCTTTTCCGGATCCTCCGCCTCTATGTTTACCCTGGCACTCTTCTTCAAGTGCCTTGAGAAGAGGGACTTGATAGGATTTTTGTAAATGTATATCACGACGTGTTGATCCAAGTTTTCTTCCGAGACTTGCCTGGTGCTAAAGTGTTCCCCTCGCACCTCCGTGAGTTTCACCGGGGGGTTTCTACTGTGAATGTGCGTCACGTTTCCGTGTTTTCGTAGAGCGGCGCACAACATCTTAGAACCACACCCTCCGTAAGAGCAAACATGAAAAGTTCGTCGACTCATATATTAATGGGGACCATATTTTTTTGCCAGATAATCGACTGTGTCTTTGAAACTTCGCCCACCAGGGCTTCGAGGCTCCCACTCTGACCACGCGTCCTCAATTTCCGCCGCATTCGGTGGCGGTGTCAGGGTCCGGTCGGAGTCGCTCGCGATAAAACCGGAGAGGGACGTGTCGTCCTCGCTATCCTCCGGTGTCCACACGTCGCTGCAGTCATCCACGAGGTTGACCGTTTCGAGATCCACCCATTGATCGCCCTCGCCCACGCGTTTCCAGTTCAAATCCTCGAACGTGCTTTCCGGGTAGTGCTCCATAAGGGACTCGTATCGCACCGGTTGGACTTCTTCCTCCACCGCGTACACGGTGGCGCTCTTGTATATCTTATCCGTCGCCGTGAGGTAGTTGACACCGAGGACGTTCCCGGTGTTCATCGAGACGCGTCCAAGGAAAATCTCTTCCACGTCGTCCTCGACCGCTAAAATTTTAACAATTTCACCTGTTGAGATTTCTTGACCCACGATCATTTTTTTTTGCTTAGAATCGTCAGGCAAAAAATATTTACCACTTTTACCGAGCAGGAGGTGATGACATTTTTTATTTATTCCAAGGAAGGTTGCGAGTACTGCGAACACGCAGTCAAACTATGTGAAGCGGATGGGTTGGAATATGAAAAAGTCATGATTGAGAAGGAGGATCTGAAACGCAAGTGTGGTGGGAAAGAGTTTGGTCAGTACCCACAAATTTTTTTCGGGGAAAGGAGGTTGGGTAGTTTTTTCGACTTTCAAGATTTTTTGGAGGACGAATACGAACCCATGTTGGCGCCCACCCTCAACCGGTTCACGGTGTTTCCGTTGAAACACCCAAACTTGTGGTCACTGTACAAGAAGGCACAGATGTCCAACTGGACCGCGGAGGAGGTGGACTTCGCCAAGGACATGGAAGACTGGAAGAACCTCAGTGACGGTGAACAAAAGTTCATCAAGTACGTGCTCGCGTTTTTCGCCGGAAGCGATGGGATCGTCTTTGAAAACATCAACAACAATTTCGCGGACGAGGTGCAGTACCCAGAAGCCAGATCGTTCTACGCTTACCAAGCGCACAACGAGATGGTGCACGGAGAGACCTACTCGAAACTCATCGACAAGTACATCACAGATCCGGTGGAAAAGAAAGAACTCTTCGAAGCGATTCAGACCATTCCGTGCATCGGACAGAAAGCGAGATGGGCGATGAAGTGGTTCGACACGAAAAAGAGAAGTTTCGCTGAGAGACTGTTCGCCTTTGCCTGTGTGGAAGGCATCTTCTTCTCGGGAAGTTTCTGCGCCATATTCTGGTTAAAGAAGAGAGGACTCCTCCCGGGTCTGTGCTTTAGCAACGAACTCATCTCCAGGGATGAGGGTCTCCACCAGGAGTTCGCCGTGGAATTGTTCAACATGCTCAGACACAGACCGTCTCCGGAGACGATTCAAAACATCGTCAAGGAGGCGGTGGAGATCGAGAAGAATTTCATCATCGACGCCCTCCCGTGTGCCCTCATAGGGATGAACGCGGAAAAGATGGCACAGTACATCGAGTACGTCTCTGACAGACTCCTCAAACAGGTCGGGGTGCCACCGGTGTGGAACAGTTCGAACCCGTTCGATTTCATGGAGAACATCTCCCTCGATGGGAAGACAAACTTTTTCGAGAAGAGGGTCGCCGATTACGCCAAGATGGACGACGACAACTCCAACATAGGTTTCGACGAAGAATTTTAATCTGCATTCATAGTATGAGCCGCCAAACGTTTCCTTTCATCGTCGGCGTGTGTACCATCGTGAGTGTGTGTGCGTCGTTAGTCTTTTACATGCGGAACGTGGGAGCACTCCCGTTCGCACCGGCACTTGCACCGGCACCGGCACCGGCACCGGCACCCGCACCCATTCCTGAACCGGACATGACACCACCGTAATTTACAAACTTTTTACAATGCACACCGGGTGTGGATTGCAAAAAGAAATAATGTTTTAGAATTTATTTAAGGCTTCATGACACTCACGTTGCTTCCATCCGGGCACTTGCACATCATCTCGTTCGCCGCGGTCGGGGACGGACCGATTTCAGCTAATTGAAAGTCGAAGGAACCCAAGTCGAGGTCAGACTCCTCGAGACCCATGAAGCCGAGTTCCAGAACCGGAGCGTCGACCTCTTCCGGAGCCGGAGATGGACCCTCGACCACCTCGGGGGTTGGAGCCGTAGTCGGAGTCGGCATCGGAGCCGGCGCCGGAGCCGGAGCAGGAGCCGGAGACTGGGATTCGTACTTTTCACGCTTCTTGAGGTTCATCATAGCCCAAACGACGAGCATGAAGACGAGGGAGTGCACGAGCAAACCGATGAGGGTCGGGTTGCCGTTCGGGGACGCGATACGGGAGCCGAGAATTCTTCGGACGAGCAAATACGTTTGCGGGTTCGCGACGATGAAAAAAGTCAAACCGGAGATGACACTGGTCACAAATTTCTCCTGCTGACGCTGACCTTTGCAGCCACAGCCACAATCTTTGAAGAGACCCATGATAATTATACTATTCAAAAATATTTTTTTCCTAATCAATCAAATCCTCCCTCTTTCTCTCTCTCCATTTTTTGGCGATGAAGTCGTATTCGTACGCCGACCACGCGCGAGAGGTTGGTCTACTCTGGTGAAGCAGTGTCTTCGATTCATCGTACACCCGCAGGACCGCCCCCTTCGCCGTGTTGTAGTCTCCGGCGGTGTTCACGATGTAGAGGGTCTTGTACTTGGCTTGTTTACCCAGATCCAGTTCGTAGTAGTTCGTCCCGGTGGTGACCTTTGAGTTTTCAAACTCTTCCTTCATGTCTCTCTTCAACCGGTCGAGGACGATGATCCTGTCGATCACTAACTGCGTGGACTCGTCTTCGTGTCCGAACCAAATGTATCGGGCATCCGTGCCCTTGATGACGACATCCGGAAGGTCATCCGGGTTGAACTCTGTTTCAGGTTCAGGTCCGTAATCCGTGGTGAATATCCGGATGCCTCCGTAGATTCCGAACGACGCGAGGGATGAGAACAAACAACAAATGAAGATCAATACTCCCAACATCTAAGATGTGTGTGGATTTTTTTTTCAACAGCCTTTTCTGATGTTCTTCCGGGGATCGACGCATCCCACCGTGTGCACGTCATCGAGCTCGTCGTCGGCGTACGTGTCCCAGACCTGACTCTCGTCGTAGAAGAAACACGTGTTCGGCGCGGACGAGTGTTTGTAGTTTCTGTGACCCCAAGCCTTGTACCCCTTTTCCTTGGCGATCTTTTGACACAAAGCCTGCGTTCCGGAGAGTTCCCATTTGGGGAGGTCCGAGTCGACGGAAGTCTTCTCTCTGAGCCACCCCTTCGCCACCCGGGTGCCCCGTGCCAACTTATTGGGTAAGTATTCCCTCATCAAATATTTTTCAACTTTTTTCATTTCACCCACGGTCAATTCCCTGTTGTAAATTAAAATTTCACAGATGGCAAAGTCACTCACCTCACCGTTAGTACCCCAACCGTTTGCCTTGGCGATTCCTGCGTTGATGGTGAACTGCGTCGGGATCTGTCCGTTCGTGTATCCGACTTTAGTTTTGTCTTCACCGTTCACGCGCACGAGATTCTTCTGGTCGACCATACAGAATAGGGCGTCCCCCTGTGGAGACTTCTTATAGTTGAGCCACCCACCGTTACCGTGGTGAGAGTGCCCACTGATACCATTGTGGAATCCTGCGAGCCAGTTCACGTCTGAGCCGTCGAAGATACGTCCCCGGTTGTCTCCGTGGTACTTGGCGACGAAGGCGAGGGTGTATGTACCGTTCGCCCCTATGCACGCCGAAGGGAAGCGCATCCACGTGTCCTTTGTGCCGATGCGCATTTTGTTTTCCTCGTCCAGTTTGAACACCTTGTCTCCCTTGATGTCGACGTCGTTGTTTTCACCGGACATGTCTTCCCACAAGTCGAACTCATCGTCGTAATTATTCCACTTGTACCTGCCGGTCAAACCTTCCATCTGGGGGAACTCGTTGAAATCGTATTCCTCGTCTTCTATGTACTCTGGAGCAGGTCCATCATCCGCTGTCGGGCTCACGTCCAAGTCGAAACATTCACCCCGGTCAAACTTCGAAATGTCGTTGTGACCGTTAGTACACGTGTAGAATCCTAATATTGAACCCGATGTTATGGATAATATGCAACAAAAACATATGACCAATGATCCGATGAGTTCAACTAATTTGGACATCTTAGTATGGTCTGAGATTTTTTTGATCGATCGACTTAAAGATGCCAGTCTACCAATAGGTATACCAAAGAAACAAACGAAATGTCGCTCTCAATCACTGAAACCAAGAACTTCCACCCGTCCTCCATTGGATTTTCCAAGCTCCGAAAGAACAAGTCCGGAGGCAAGGCGGTGTACATCCAATGCGACAACAAGAAATTGTACCTCCAACTTCCTTGGATGCGAAGCCCCTACGGCTTGTCTTCCTACACCGACGACACCACCGGGCGCACGTCGTACTCCCTCGATCTCAGCTTCGACCCGGACAACGAGGGCGCGCAAGAGTTGAAGGAAAAACTCCTCGAACTGGACGCCCTCATCGTCGACACCGTCGCCAAGAACAGCAAAGAATGGCTCGGTAAGGAATTCGCCAAGGAGGTCCTCCAGCAGGCGCTCTACAAGCCGCTGGTTCGACCAGGGAAGGAGGAATACCCGGCGACCCTCAAATTGAAGATCTTGACCAAGCAAGACGGAGAGTTCGTTCCGGAGGCGTACAACATGCAACAAGAAACCGTGCCTCTCGACAGCATCGAGAAGGGTCACCGGGTGATGGCGATCATCGACGTGAACCAGATTTGGTTCATCGACAACAAGTTCGGTTGCACGGTGAGACTCTCGCAGGTGCTCTTGGACCGCTCGGAGAAGCTTCAACGCTTCGCCTTCCAAGGCATCGACGTCGGCACACCGGCGCAAGAGGAAGACGTCCTCGACGACGACATGTCCGACGAGCTCGTAGACGACGAAGAATAATCTTATAATATAACATACACACTATGAATAACGCCCGTGCCATGCGAATCCTCGGTTTGATTTTTTTGATCGTCATCATGCTCTGGCTCAACGGTGGCTTCAGCGCTCGCGCCACCGCGTCGGTGTCCACCGGTAAGGGATGGACCGTCTACGGGAGCATGAGTTGCGGTTTCACCCGGAAGCAGCTCGACTACATGAAGAAGAACGGTGTGGATTTCACGTACCGGGAGTGTGACGGGGGTAAGTGTCCGGGTGTCGAAGCCTTCCCAACGTTGGTGAGCCCAGACGGTGAAAAGATTGTCGGTTACACCGAAATGTAGAAAAAATATTCACTGAATGTATATAATGCCAGTGTCAGAACAAAACAGGGCCAGACAGTTTTTGAACAAGAAACCCTCAGACGCGCAAATCCTGGCGCGCATCAGGCAGATCGCCTCCGGAAAGACTGTCAAATCTGCCGAAAAATTCGCCTATCTGCAAAATGCACTGCAGAACTCACCCAACAACACGCACTACAAAATGTCTCAAGCCATGTTCGCCATGGAAAATAACACCCCGGGCGTGTACATGATTTCCCAGCGAAAAATGTTGGGTAATAAATTTAACATCCCCAAGAACGCCGTCAACAAGTACTTGTCTAAATTCACCCCTCGAAAGAAGGTTGCCGCCCCGAAGACGAACAACAGAATCCGGAAACTCGTGAAGAATTTGGCGAACGCTACCGGAGTGTGCAATAACAAGTAAAAGACTAACTTTTTTACAATTCAGATGAAATCATGGATTGTAAAAATTGTTACGGAAAAAAAAACTTAAGCCCCGCGCAAGATGACGAGGGAGATACTGAGGAGGAAAGCGTCGACGAGGTTTTCGATCGGCTTCAAAACGCTGATGTGCTTGACGAGAGACCGGTTCCAGAGGAATCGGAGGAAGAAGGTGCTGATGAGGAGGGTGAGCACCATGAGAAGGATCTCGGTGATGGCGTCGGACTTGTTCTTGGTCTTGACAATGTCTCTGAGCATTTTGAATTTATAATATAAGTTAACATTATAAATGAAACTCCTTCCCACGAGTGGTTCGGAGAAGCGTTTCACCCACCGGCTCTGGGGCAGCAGGGTTGGTATTGGAAACAACAACTGCCTGGCGTACGCCTTCCACGACTTTGAGTACTACCGGATGCAAAAGTCCACCCCAGGTGACCGCTCCGGGCTGTCCAACAACGGACACTCGTACACGAACTGCCGTGACCTCCCTAGGCGCGTCATGAGCGACAACCCGGGAAAGGTGTACCTTTGCAACCCGGACAAGAGGTGCAAGAGCGGATTCTACAAGGTGATGCTCTTCGTGGCGCCGGCGCGCCCGTCTGACTGGATCCGTCAGGGTGATTTCCACTGGTACAAGCAGCACAACGAGGTGGAATACAAGATCAAGGAAGGGGACACGGTGGCGTCCATCGCCCGTTTTTTCGGGGTGTCCAGAACGGTCATCGAGAACGCCCTGAAGAAGCGGCGCATGACCAAACCCGTGCGAGGTCGCGTGATCGTGTTCAAGGCGAACGTGTGGTCACACAAGCGAGGTTGGGCGACCGGTCCCTTGCTCGTGGACGCCAAGGGCAAGCCCATCTACGACCCCCGAAAGGCGGCGAGGGCGTATCCGGGTTTGAACTACAAGACGTTCTGCTCATCCTTCTGTGTCAAGAACAAGGGTATCAAGGTCGGTAAGAGTCATCCCAAGGTCCGTAAAAAGACTGTCTAGGTCGACGACGTCGTCAAACTCCATGTTCATGTCGAACACGTCGAAAACGTTAAAGATCTCGTTCTCCGTGAGCGTGAGCGCGTTGGACCTTCCGGTGTAGTTATTCGTCACCGTCATGGTTACGTGGAATCTCTTGCCGTCGAAAACTTTTCGACACACCGGGCACGTGTTTTTGCCTTTTTCTTTCCATTTTTCCAGGCAGTGAGAATGAAAGACGTGCCCGCACCGGATCGGTTGGGTGTTCCGGGTGCTCCTCACCTCGTTGAGGCATATGGAACACGTCTCCATTTATTCCTGGAATAATGAATTGTTTTTTTCACCGTAATTTTAATACAAGTTCTTGAGTTCCTTTCCGAGGACCGGGGCGTCGCACTTCGTGCACGGACCCTCTCCTTGGGTGCGTTGGAGGTTTTGAACCAACGCCGGACCTTGTTGTTGGAGGAGTTTTCTGTAGGAGTAGTTGTCTTCCATCGCGATGGAATTTTGTTGCATCACGTAGTTGTTCACGAGTCTGGATGAACCACTGATGGTGAAGCATCGTCCGTCTGCCATGCCGAGTCTCTGAGACATGATTGTTATTATTACATACACTAGAAATTTATTTGTCTGTTTTCGGTGGTCAGGAGCCAACTTTTGTATCCCCTCTGCCTGAGCACGGAAATCAGATCGTTCGCCTTGTACCCGTGATAATCATCGAAGAGATCTTTCTCCTGCGTGGGTGCGACCCGAAGGTCCATTCGCTCGTTTATGTGGGACACGATCACGTTGTACCCGAAAGCGATCTCTTTGAGGGTCTCCGCGCCGGTGATGATGATCTTACCGGTGCTAAATATCGAACACGTGATCTCCTTCATGTCCTCCGCCGGTTTAAACTTGACCTTGACCGCGCTGTACCTGTCCGGTTGGAAAGTCGTCTTGAACACGCTCGCCTGTGAGAAGTGCTCGGCGACGGACATCAGATTGAGGCTGCTGTTGAGGGAAAAGTTGGAGTTGATCATGACAACCCGGAAATCCTTCGGTGGTTCCTCGATGTTCACAAATTTTTTACAGATCCACGAGAGTTGGCTTATGATCCGCTTGCAATCGAATAAGTCCCTGGCACCGGCGATCTGGACACTGCCGTTCGAGAAAAGTTTGACGCTCTTCGTGCTGACGTCCTCGCACTTGAGGGTTATTTGGTTGTAAAAGGCGGTGGTGTTGTTCAGCCTCCACGTGAATCCCTTCGAGTGGTGGGCACCCGCCCTCTTCAGGGTCACGTCTCCCACCTTTTCCAAACGACTTCGAAGTTTGCATATGTCGATCGTCGTGGCAAACTTGCTGATGATCGTGATCGTGGTGATCTTCACCCACGACGGACGGACTTCCTCCGGAAACGAAGACCGGAACTCATCGAGGGAGAGGATGTAGGAGAACGAGTTGTTGGCGACGCTCGAGTACGTCGTCTCGGACATGGCGTCGGAAAGTGTCGCCTGGCTTAAAAAGAAAACTTCAAGTTAAAACAATCATGACCTCGTTCATAAAGAGTGCGATTTTCACTTACGATGTGGAGAGCAAATTGGAATACGTGGAATTTCAATACACCCAATGGGTGCCCTCGCTCCAAGAGTACGAAGAGCGGGTCGATTACTTGCAGACCCGTCCGATCGGGGACTGGACCGAGATTCAAGCCCTCCGTCGCAACCTCGCGTACGAGAAATTCCTGGACACCATGGTCGAACAGACCGATGAGGTGGTGCGCCGGAAGACGTCCGCGAACTTCGAGAGCGTTTACGACCAAAACGTGGACAACTTGGAAATCAAGCTCTGGCTCATGAACTGCATGAAGATTCTCGATCCGAGTTTCGAACCGCCCTACATCAACAAGAAGGCGGCGTGGCAGCGTGATCTCGTGGATTGGATTTTGACGGATACAATTCACGATCTCATCGAGAGATGTCGAAACGTCCACCGATTGGACAGACTTTACCATATTACAAAGTTAATAGAACTAGAATCAAAAGAATTATAATACTGAGTTTCCCCTTGTTGTTTCTCACGACCTCACCCACGATGAAACGTCTCGGGCTCGGCGACACACGTTGCCCGCACTCCGCCTTCTCGCGTCTCGTGAACCCGTAGTCGATGTTGCGTTTCGGGTGAAGCGGGCGTTCGAGTGGGCAGTTCTTTTCCTTCGGAAAACAATAATCCGTGGTCCTGTATCCCGCTCTCGCGGCGACGGCGCACCCAGGGCTGGGTTCCGGATCGGCGACTCCGTACCCCTCGTCCCGGATCTCGTCCGTGAAGTCGGCAAACTCTCCGACCTGTCTCACCGTGCCTGGGACCGACATTTGCCCGGTGGTGAAAGGGTTGATGTCGTTGATCGTGTTTTCGTCACTGAGCATGAGCTCGCTCATGTTCCTTTGATGATACGCGAGAATATTTTTTTTGGTTTAACTTTGACCGGTGTTCGGACCACATTTCGTCCAGGTCTATCCCAAGCATGGCGGAGATTTGAAAGAGGTAGGAGAAGACGTCCGCCATCTCCTGTCGCACGTCCGTGCCCCTGTCTTTCTTGAGCCCGGTTTTTTTGAAGGTGCGTTTGTACTGCCGGATGGCGGACGCGAGCTCCCCGAACTCTTCGGTCAGCAGAAGCCACACGGTGTCCACCGGAACCTTGTCCCACCCCTTGTCCTTGCACACTTTTTCCGTCTCCTGTTTGTATACGTTGAGTGACATCACCTTATTAGTCCATACTCTGAACTCTTTAATTAGTTGATGCCGATCTTGTTGTTGATGTCGATCTTCTTCCCGAAAGTGGTCGTGTTCAGGGGTCGATCCATCGGTTCGGAGATGGTCTCGATGTCACGGATGTAGTTGACGTATTGCGCGACGCCGGTCTTGATCTGGCGGATCGCCTCGTCGATAACGATCGTGTTCATCGCCCGCACCTGCTCGTTCACGTCCGAGAAGTGGTCACCGCTGTTGTTGATGAAGACCACCCGCATGAGGGCGTACAGGTCGTTCGGGTTTTGGTAATCGATCCGGATGTTCGTGTCGTTCCTGAACTTCTGGCGGATACCCTTCTGGACCAGGTGCATGTTGAACTCGCTGAAGTATAAACTGTTCAGGGGAGTCGGCGTCTGCTTGAGTGAATTCAGATTCATTTGATATATGTGGACAAAATTATTTCCTCGGTAAGTAATAATGAAGATTCAACTCAACGATCTCGAGGAGGCGTACGGCGCGCACAAGCCGGAGAACGTCGACGAGGTTCCGTGCAAGGCGCCGCAGTGCTTCGTGAACTCGTACGCACCGGTCAGCAAGCCCGGTGAAATCGGCACGTTCCACAACAACACTTACTTTCTCCAACCCAATAGAAAATTAGAATTGGCGGGTGCGGTTTCCGTGAGATCCAAGGATTTCAAATGCACTTAAAAATGTTTTGCGTAGAATAGGTATACACAAGAAAAAATGATGAGAGTCACCAAACGTTCCGGTAAAGTTGAAGATGTGAGATTCGACAAAGTCGTCACCAGGATCTCCAACTTGACCAGCGGACTCTCTCAAGCGTGCGATTCCTCCAAGATCGCCCAGCAGGTTTTCTCCAGCATGTACGACGGGATCCACACCAACGAGATCGACACGCTCTCGGCGGAGATCTGCGTCGGGATGATCACGAGCGATCCCGATTACGAGGTCCTCGCCACCCGGATCGTCGCCTCGAACATCCAAAAGACGGCGCCGAACAATTTTCACACCGCGATGAAAAAACTTCGAACCGCGGGTGTGGTCACGGACGAGGTCGTCAAGGTTGCAGGAGAGGTCAAGGAGAAGATTGTTCCGGAGAGGGATTTCGATTTCGGGTACTTTGGTCTGAAGACCCTGGAAAAGAGCTACCTCCAAAAAGTGGACGGAAAAATCATCGAGACCCCTCAGTACATGTTCATGCGCGTCGCCATCGGCATTCACGGCGCGGACGTCGACGCCGTCCTGAGCACGTACGAGTCCATGAGTCAGGGGTTCTACACGCACGCGACGCCGACCCTGTTCAACGCCGGGACGCCGAGACCACAGATGAGCTCGTGCTTCCTGGTGGCGAACAAGGACGACAGCATAGACGGGATTTACGGCACCATCACCGAGTGCGCGCAAATCAGCAAGTGGGCTGGGGGCATCGGTGTGCACATCCACAACGTGCGGGCGAACAAGAGTTACATTCGCGGAACCAACGGGAAATCCGATGGTATCATTCCCATGCTGCGCGTGTACAACTCCACGGCGCGGTACGTCAACCAAGCCGGAAAGAGAAAAGGGTCCATCGCCGTCTACCTCGAACCGTGGCACGCCGACGTCATGGATTTCCTGGATCTCCGCCTGAACCAAGGGGACGAGGAGGCGAGATGCCGGGACCTGTTCACCGCGATGTGGATCCCGGATTTGTTCATGAAGAGGGTGGAGGAAGACGGGCAGTGGAGCCTGTTCTGCCCGGACACCGCCAAAGGTCTGTCCGATTGCTACGGCGACGAGTTCGAAGCCCTGTACACAAAGTACGAACAGGAAGGGCTGGCGAGGGAGACCGTCCCGGCGCAACAGGTGTGGCGCGCCATCCTCAAGAGTCAGACCGAGACCGGAACCCCGTACATGCTCTACAAAGACGCCATCAACTCCAAGACAAACCAGAAGAACCTCGGTGTCATCAAGAGTTCCAACTTGTGCTCGGAGATTGCGGAGTACACCGACGAAAACGAGACCGCGGTGTGTAACTTGGCGTCCATCGCCCTTCCAAAGTTTGTCCGGGGTGGGAAGTTCGACCACGAGAGACTCCACGAGGTGGCGAAGGAAGTCACGCTCAACCTCAACCGGGTCATCGACAAGAACTTTTACCCTGTGGAGACCGCGAGGCGCTCGAACATGAGGCACAGACCCATAGGCATCGGTGTCCAAGGCTTGGCGGACGTCTTCATCCTCCTCGGACACCCCTTCGACTCCCCGGAAGCGCGAAAACTCAACGCGGAAATCTTCGAGACCATCTACCACGGCGCACTCGAATCCAGCCACGAACTCGCTCTCGTGGAAGGTAGCTACGAAACCTTCGAGGGGTCGCCCTTCTCCCAGGGCATCCTCCAGTTCGACATGTGGGAGGGAGGAGGCAAACGAGTGCTCTCCGGCAGGTACGACTGGGACGCCCTCAAGGCGAAGGTGAAACAGGGGATGCGGAACTCCCTCCTGCTCGCCCCGATGCCCACGGCGTCGACGGCGCAAATCTTGGGCAACAACGAGTGTTTCGAGCCGTACACCACGAACATTTACCTTCGCCGGACCCTCGCCGGGGAGTTCGTGGTCGTCAACAAGCACCTGGTGAAGAACCTCCAAGAGCGCGGTCTGTGGTCCAAGGAGATGAAGGACCTCATGGTCAAAGCCGGGGGTTCGGTGCAAAACATCCTGGACGTCCCGAAGGAGACGAAGGACCTGTTCAAGACGGTGTGGGAGATTTCCCAAAAGGTCATCATCGACATGGCGAGGGATCGGGGTCACTTTATCGACCAAACCCAAAGTATGAACTTGTTCATGGAGTCCCCGACGTTCGGTAAACTCTCGAGCATGCACATGTACGCCTGGAAGAGCGGTCTCAAGACCGGCATGTATTATTTGCGCTCGAAACCAAAGGCGCGCCCTATTCAATTCAGCCTCGATCCCGATTGCGTGGCGTGTAGTGCTTAAAGTTTTTAATCGATATCTAAGAAAGAAATGAAGTTCACAGAGGTTCTCGAAAACGTCAAACTCCACCCGTACAAGAACAAGCGAATCCTCGTGACCACCCATGCGGACTCGTCGCTGAAGATTCAGTTCCCCCGGATGTACATGCCCTTCGGCATCGCCGGATGGACCCCTGAGGTGGGCGAGGTGAAGTACAACGTCGATTTCAGCCTCACCGGGTACGACGAGGAAGGCAACTACGTCAAGAAATTTTACGACACCATCGTGGAATTAGAGAACGCGGTCATCGAGGAGGTGGCGTCGCAGAGCGTGGAAATCTTTGGCAAGGAGATGACCAAGGACGAGTTGTACCCGCTGTTCAACTCCAACATCAAGGAGGGCGTGAACGGACACCCACCCAAGTTCCGTGTGAAGGTGGACACCACGGTGCACGGAGTCTTGAAGGCGGACGTCTTCGACGCCAACAAGAACCGGTTGAAAGATCAGATCGAAAACGGTTTGTATTCAAGAAATTCGGGACGAGCGTTGGTCGAGATCGCTTCGGTGTATTTCTTGAACAAAAAGTTCGGCATGACGTATAAGTTGTCTCAACTCATGGTTCACGAACCGGAGAGACTCAAAGGGTTCGCCTTCAACGTCGGTTCTTCTTAGGAGTAGAAGAAGCAGTTTGTAATATGTGATAGATGGCTTGACTGTCCAACAAAAGTTTGCCTTGAATCCGGATGAACGACTCCGGGTCGCGCCCATTCTTTATTTTTGCCAACCTGACCGCTTCAGACCAGAGTGCTCGGGTCATATCTTAACTAATTCTGAGATTTTTATTTCCTGGCGGAACCGTTGGAAGTACCGGTGTGCTTACCCGCCAAGATCTTTTTGAAAGCCTTGACGGTTTCCTTGTACGTCTTCGTGCCCTTCTTCGCGACCGGGATGAACTCACCGCGTGAGTAGTTCTTACCGACGTGTTCGACGGCTTGACGCCACGCCTTGAGGGTCTTCGCTTGCTTCGCGCTGATAGCCATGATGTTTTTGTACTATTACAACAGATTTTTTTTCACTTTAGTCGCTAAAGTAGTCGTCATCGGAATCGTCCTGGATTTCACACGGGAGTTCCTTCACCTTTCGCGGCACCCTCTGTTTCTTCACCGGTTCCTCGATGCCGTGTTCCCTGTGGTACAGCACCTTGTCCCAGAACGCCCGCATGACCGGAAGGTTCGTGTCCCACCATCCCCTGTCACGCTCCACCTCGACGACCACGAACTCTTCCGGGGATGGCCAGTTGAACTCCGCTGGTTTATACTGGATAAAGTACGCCTTGGGTAAGTCTAAAATCTCCATACACAACTGTAATTGGGGCATGTAATGTTCGGGAACTTCCGGTAAAATTTCTCGACGCATCGGACACTTGATCTCCACGAGACAGTTGGTCTCCGTGATACCGTCCGGAGACCCCCCGAGCCAGTCGTGGTCCGGGTGTGGGCACAACCCGATCTCGTGGACGACCTCGTTGTACCTTTCCTCGAAAAGGATCCTCGCCTCGTCTTCGTATTTCTCTCCGTGCCTCGTCGCCTCGTTTCCCATGAATTTTTCACCTTTTCCACACTTTTTCAGGAGGAGTTGGTGTGGGGTCTCGTACTTATTGCATCCGATGGCGGTGGCGGCATCCGAGGCAGTAAGCATGTTCCCTCTCAGGCGGAGCCATTCCTCTGATTTCTGGGCGGCATACTCCCGCTCGATGAGCCTCTTCACGTTCGGGTGCATTGTACTAAGTGATCGCCCGTTACCCTTAAGTGGGGTGGGTAGAAGAAAGCTTTAGCCGCGTTTTGCTCCGCCTGTTTCTTGTTCTTCGCGTGTCCCTCCCCGACGTACGCGTTCTGCACGTACGCCTCGACGTAAAACACCCCGTCGACGTGCGCCTTCACCCTGTAGTCCGGAAGCTCGAGGCTGTTGGTCTGACAGTACCGCATGAGGTGATCCTTCCAGTTGTCGTCCACGTTGATGATGTTCAGGTCAACCATGCTCGGGTCGTTGTATATCCGGAGGACGAATTCTTTCGCGTGGAGGAGCCCGAGGTCCATGTACACCGCGCCCACGAGGGCTTCGAAGACGTCCTCCAAGATTTTGGGATTGGTGTACCAGCCGTTCTGCATGCCCTTGGTGTCCATCTGCACGTACATCCACAAACCGAGTTTCTTCGCAATCTGGGAGAGGGTCTCGTGCCGGACGAGCTTCGTGCGCGCCTTGGTCAGGAACCCCTCCTGTCGGTCCTCGAACCTGTCGAACAAAAATTTGGTGACTATGAACCCGAGCACGCTGTCGCCGATGAACTCGAGGGTCTCGAACGACTTCTGGGACGGGTCCTCCTTGACTTTGCTTTTGTGGGTGAACGCTCTTTGGTACAAACTCAAATCATTGATTTTTGTACCAAGGATGTTTTCGACAATGGTTTTAGTCAGAACATTCATAATATATTCTTTTTACAATTTATTTTTTTAAGCCGTCGTCGTCTCTACCGGTTTGATGTAGTGCGGAGACAAAAACTTTTGAAGGTTGAGGAAGGTGACGACCGTGTCCTCCGGTGGGGAGAGGAGTTCCTTCAACTTCTCGTCCAAGATGATTTGGCGACCGTTTTCCGGGTGCTTCAAGCCCTTGGTGGTGATGTACTCGTTGATCTTCTTGGTGACCTCAGAGCGCGAAACCAACTCGCCTTCCGGAATGCCGATGAAAGCTCGGAGCTTGTCGGTGACTTGCTGCTTGCGGTTGAACCCGTTGTTCTTCGCGCGCTCCTTCGCCTTGCTACCGTCCGGGTCGTCCTGCTTCGCCTTGATGCGACGGCAAAGCTTCATGAGCGCCTTCACCTCCGAGCGGAGGGAGGTGATTTCTTGTTGCAAGTTGAACTCTTCTTCGGTAGACATCTTATACCTTTCTTTCTACGAGACTCTTTAAGCCATGAACATCGTGCTTATTACCACCAACAAAATCAACACAATTTTCAGGTACGGGAACGGGTCGTCGCCCCGGATCTCCTTCACATCCACGACGCGGTAAGGGTGCTTCGGGTGGTCACCGGGGCATCCGCCTGGACAGCAGCGCTCAGGACACCGATGGATCTCGGCGCCGATTTGTTTCCCACAGAACTGGTACTCCTTCGGTCGGGTCGAGTCCGACCGGGCGTAGCACCGGCATCCCTCGCAAGTGTTCATACTACATTAGGCAAATATAAAAGTTAAAGAGAAGCCGCGTCTACTCAGTACAAGACAAGATGATTACTTTTGCCAGCGAACTCGGAAAGAGCGATGAGGACGGGATGCGATACGTCCGCGCCCAGAAGGACGACGGGAAGAAGGTGTTCATCCAGCTCAACCACGTCACGGTGACGTCGAGTGTGAACGGAACGGTGACCTTGGACCTCTCAGGGAAACACGGTCCGGTGAACGCAAAAAAAATCGCCGACGTTGATGAGGTAACCCTCCGGGCTGCGCAGGAAAACTCCAATGCGTGGTTCGGTAAGGCGCTCTCCCAAGCGACGATCACCAGCACGTACACCCCCTCCTCGGTCGAGAACGCCCTCGAGGTCGACCGTATTCCCCACACGAGGGTGTTCAGTGGCAACCTCGAGCCCGCGTCCTTTGGAGAGATCCAGGAGGGCACGAAATTGAACGTCATCGTCGAGTTCGGTGGGTGTTGGTTCGCCCGGAAGAGCTTCGGGGGCGTGTGGAACCTGGTCCAAGCCAAGATTCACACACCACCGCCACCGCCGCCACCGGAATACCCAGAAGAATACGCCATGGACGACGACGAACCGGAGGCGGTCGAGCCGACCCCAGCGGTCGAGCCCGAGCCCGAGCCCGAGGCGTCTCCGGACCCAGAGCCGGAATCCACAGCGGACCCCGAGGCAGAGGCGTAGAAAAAATGTCTTGACATAGTATATAATGAAGGGTGTTTCCACGAAAGTCTTGATGGTGATCGCCGTTGGCGTTCTCATCTACCTGGTTATGTCTCCCAATGTCTCCACCTACTCCATCGTCGAACGCGAATACGCCGCGGTCGGTGGTGCCGGACCGTCAGCCGGTCCGTCCCCGGCGACGTCCGTCCCGACGTGCAGCGTCAAGGCTGGCAACGGTTTGGCTTCCGCCTTGTTGCCCAGAGAAGTCGCCGCGGACGAAGACTTCGGTGAGTTCGCGCCGCAAGACATCCTCAAGAACCAATCGTTCTTGGAACCGAGATCCCAAATCGGGTTCCCGGAAACCGCGGGTGGCGCCTTGCGCAACGCGAACCAGCAAATCCGCGCTGATCCGCCGAACCCGAAGGAGTCCTACGTGTGGAACAACTCCACGATCGTGCCGGACCTCATGCAACGTGACTTGGTTTAAAGATTAGGATAATTAATAACTATATAAATGTCATCAGAACAACAGCACAACGAACTCTCCGATGCTGTCAATCGGCTTGTCGAAATCACCAAGCAGATCGCAGAGGCACGTAATGATATCAAAATTCTGACGAGCGCGGAGAAGGCGCTCAAGGAACAGGTGAAGGGGCAGATGATGAAAAACGGGATCGACACCATCAACCTCAAGAAGGGGAAGATTTCGGTGAAGAAATCCGTCAGGAAGAGCACGATGACGAAGAAGACCGTCGTCGCCGGGCTCATGTCGTACTTTGAGAACGACGAGAAGAAAGTGGAGGACATCTTGTCAGTGATCGCGGAACAGTTGGAAACCAAGGAAAGCACCTCTTTAACAATGACAGGTATTAAGGATAAAGCTCAAGATTAAGGTAACATGGTTTGGTCTCAATATGTTTATGAGGCGCACGCCGGACTCGACGCCGTGTCAAGCGACGACGACGATCCGAACGGCGCCGAAACCAGTCTTCTGAATGTACACGATTTCCAGGACGAATATTCAGAAGATTTATACTACATGTGGGAAGCCCTCGAGGAACTGATGTATGACATGTTCGTCGACACGCGGAAGGATTTCAGCGATTTCGTCGATCTGTGCTACGCCGGGGCGTACTCACACCCGGACGAAGAGGACATCGACGTCGATTACTGCTCGGAGTCGGACATCCAGTACATTTACGACACGCTCCGGAAGCACGACAGGAACGGGTTTTTGAAGAAGATGCCGTTCAACAACTTTTTTAATTTCCTAGACCCGGTGGAAGGAAATTTTAAATCTCGTGGATAAGTAAAACAAGATGATTGACATCACCAGTGCAAAGGTTGCAACACCGGCATCGCTTTTTTTGGCTTTGTCCCCGGGGCTTCTGCTTACGGTCACCGGAAAGGGCGTCAAGTTCGCAAACGGAAAGACGAACGCCAGCGCTATCTTCATCCACGCCCTCGTGTTCATGACCGTCTACAGCCTGATCGCCAAGGCGTTGAAGCTCGTCCTCACGAGAACCGACCTCATCGTGACCGCGGCGCTGTTCGTCCTCCTGTCCCCGGGTCTCCTCTTGACCCTGCCGTCGGGTCCGGGTGGAGTCTTCCGAAGCATGGAGACGAGTGCGCAATCCGCACTCGTGCACGCCGTGGTCTACGCCGTGGTGTTCGCGTCATTGAGGAGGCTTTTCCCATCTTACTACTAAGTAGGAGAATGAAATATGTCGCCATCGGTCCAGCATCGATGGGTATCTTCGCGTACATCGGCTTTCTTAAGAAGATCGAAGACCGGTTGGAACACGTAGAGGAGTACTCCGGGGCGTCCGCGGGTGCGATCATCGCCTCCATGCTTTGCATCGGAAAGAGTGTGGACGAGATATTCAAGATAAGCATGGACCTCCGCATAGACGAGTTCATGCAGGTGAACATCTCGAGTTTCCTCAACGAATTCGGGTTCGTCGACATGGACCCGGTCAGGAAGAAACTCAGGGAAGTTTGCGGCGCAGATCCCACGTTCGCAGAGTTGGATAAGACCCTTTACGTGAGCGCCTACTGCCTCAACACGGGACGCACGGAGTACTTTTCAAAGTTCAACACACCGGACATGAAGGTACTCGACGCCGTGTGCATGTCCATGGCTATCCCGCTCGTGTTCAGTTCGTGCAAGTACAACGGGCACACCTACGTCGACGGGGGCACGCACGAGACGATCCCGGTGGAACCCTTCCTGGATAAGAAACCCCACCAAGTGTTTTGCGTCAAGTTGGAGGAAGAAGACAAGTACATAGAAGACATAAGTAACCACGTGCACTTCGTCGAGGCGCTCCTGCGATCTTCGCTCCGAAATAGGCGCGAGCACGTCGGCAAAAACATGAACTTGATCAAAGTGAACGTCGGCGACGTCAACGTCTTTGACTTTTCGATGGACCACGAAACGAAACTGAAATTGTATTTACTAGGATACGACACACCGTGTTTTTTTTGTAATGATAATATATATGGATGAATGATAAACGTCTGTGAACCGACGACCGAAATACAGGACATTCAAACTTTCATCAAACAAAACACAGGAGCCGATGTGAAATTGACCCGGAAAGAAGCGTGTGAGGTGTACTCGGACATCAAGTACAAGAGGCTACCCCTGCCTCCGATGTCCCTGTCGCGTGATAAAACGCACCTCGTAGATGTGAAGATGCCCGTCACGTTTAACGAACTCGACTACATTTTCAAATCGAAAACGTCCATCGCTGAACTGAAGAGGATCGCACGGAAGATTCGCGCCCCGTACCCGGAAAAGCCGAAAAAGTCCGAAGTCCTCAAAGGCATTCACTCCAAACTCCGTAGTCTCGGAGTCATGGAACCCATCCGGATCACCAAGAAAAGGGTCATCCAAATGAAAAAGGAAAAAGTGAACAAACCGGTGAGTTTGATCACGAACGAGAAAAAGAGGAATGTTGAACCAGTGAGTGTGAATACGAACGAGAACAACAGGAATGTTGAACCAGTGAACGTGAACACGAACGTGTACGTACCCCCGAATGAGAAAAATGAATTCTTGGAAAACGAATTAAACATCAAAGAAGCATTCATGAATAAGTTCGAAGCAGATGTCAACATCCAAAACGAACTCAACGTTTCTCAACCAAAGAAGAAGGCGAACGTTCCACCGGAACCTAGGGATGTTGACGTGTTGAATAAACTCAACCAACTCATAAACAATCGGAAGAACAACAATAATGTGAACATCCGAACGAACAACAATAATGTGAACATCCGAACGAACAACAATGTGAACATCCGGAAGAACAACAATAATGTGAACATCCGGAAGAATGTGAACCAAAAGAAGACCAATAACGTGAAAGACAACGGCAAGGTGAAACCTGGATTTTTTAGAGGCATTTTTGGCACAAAGAAAGAAACCAATGATGTGAACATCCGGAAGAACAACAATAATGAGAACATCCGAAAGAACAACAATAATGTGAACATCCGGAAGAATGTGAACCAAAAGAAGACCAATAACGTGAAAGACAACGGCAAGGTGAAACCTGGATTTTTTAGAGGCATTTTTGCCACAAAGAAAGAAACCAAGGAGGAGCGTAACCGGAAGATTTACAGAAAGACCTTGGAGTCCCAACTGAAAACATTAAAGTATGTGACGAAGGGTGAAAGACTTTCTTACCTCAACAGACTCAACCGGGGTGAGAGTGTGCAAAACATTTTCATGAATGCGAAAAACTCTGACGATGAAAGAAGAAATTTGAAAATTTCCGGGCGTCGGGCAAAGATTGAATCAAAGTTGGGAAAGAACACGGAAAGGTTGGAAAAAATCCGATTGAAACAAGAGCGCGCAGCGAGCAAACAAGATGTGAAGGTTGCACAACGTGAACTGAACCTACAAAGAATTCAACAAAAGCGTGAGAAGAATGCACTCCAAGCTCAGTTGAAGACAGAAAAGAATGCCCGGAAAAGAAATTTGATCCGACAGAAATTGGAAAGAAAGCAAGCGAAGTTGAATCAGTATGATAATGAGCAAAGACGCATCGATGCAATCAAGAAGCAACAACTTGAACGAAAGATTGTTGGTCGAGAGGAAAAAAACATCCGGAAAGATTTGACACAAAACTACAAGTCCGGTAAATCCGCGCGTAAAAATGCTATTCGATTGAAACTACTTCAAAACAAAGCAAACCGTGAAAGGCGCAAGGCGGAACTGAAGGGTGCGAAGACTCAAATCAAGGGTGCCAGGTTGAACAGGGAACAGCAAAAATTATTGAACGAAGAAAACTTAAGAAAAAAGAAGAATGAATTAGGAAATTTGAAAAAGAGAGCCGAGGAAGAAGCCCGGAAGAAGGCAAACGCCAACAAGAAGGCTATCGCCAACAAGAAGGCTGCTGAGGAGCAGGCTATCGTATCGGCACGTGCCTTTAAAAATGTGAACGCGGCAAAGGCTGCTATTGAAAAGAGGATGAAATCTAATCGCACGGATGTCGATAAAACCTTCCGAAGGATGATGCTCCAGTATCACCCAAACAGGACCGGTGGTAACGATCACAACAGTAAAATGTTGAGCGCTGCTCGAAACGCTTTGAAGAAGGAGGGCAAGACGACAAACGCCAACCGGAAGGCTGCGGAAGAGGAAGCCCGGCGGAAGAAGGCTG